ATTGATATAAGAAAGAGTGATGAAGTTTATTCTAAACATTTTAGTCAGTCAAATGAATATAAATTTTACAATATTCCAATGAATATGATAAGATTTAATTCACAAACAATTATAAATCATCTGGAATACAATGATGAAATATACATAGTCTGTGAATCCGCGAATAGATCACAATTTATAAAAAATAAATATTTTTCTAAATATGATAATATAAAAGTATCTCCTGAATTACAATTTTCTAATTTGAATTATGGAAATAATAATATTTTAATAAATGATAATAAATTATCTATTAATATAATCGGCAGTAACTCCTTTAATTTTTATAATATCATGAGAATATTACAAACTATTATGGGATCTGTAATGTTATTATGTTCATTATATATATATATACAATTGAAAGATAAAAAATTATTAAAAAAAATAAATATTTCACCCATTTTAATACTATCAATGTTTGGATTAATGGCTATTTATAATGGTTTGACATCAACATGTTCTTTATCTATTATACTAAAAGATTATCTAAATTAAGAAATTACTTAAATGTTCGGCATTTTAAATGTTCAAAGGTTTAAATTGAGAACAAGAAGGACATATAATTGCTAAATTTTCGGGACTATTTTTTCCTCCATTTTGAAGTGGTACTTTATAAGTTAGATAATAATTTGGAATATCATTCTGTATAATAATATTACTACATGAGTAGCATCGACTATTTTGTTTTGTTGCTAATACTTCTTTAATATTTAGGTTACTATCATAAAATAATTCATTATTAGATAATTTTGAATTGAATGAGTAAAGAGGTTGTCTTGAAGTATCATATACATTTTTAAGGACTCTATATGTAAAGTTTTGTTCAAAGTTGATAAAATACAATATTAAAAGATATAAAAATACAAATATACCAAAATAGTAATGTGAATTTTCATATAAATAATGTTCATAATAAAGATATAAGTGACGATAAATGACAGAAATGATTAATAATGTTATAATAGCATTCATATAACTATATAATATAATTATCCTCATTTTCTAATTGATAAACATAGAGTGAAAACCAGAATGTCAGAATTATTAGTAATAATTGCCATCTTTTTATAGAATATACGAGAGTTTTAGTTCCATTTTTCAACATATCATATAAGATTAATAAGATAATGATAAAATGGATAGTAAATACAGTTTGAATAAGATATTCATTCAACATTTATAATTATTGATTGATATTAAATTTATCAAATAGATAATCTCTGTAATTAAGACAGATATTATAATCTGTTTGGGATTTATTGAGATTTGTTTGACAATCATCATAATTTTGCTGCATAACAGTAAATAATGTGGTAATATATTCTCTATAGGCGATAAATGAAATTAATCCTAACCATAGAGTACATTTTAATCTTCTATTGACTTTTAATAATTCTTCTATTATTTGAGTTAATGTTATATTTCTATTTACTGTTTCGTTTTTTTCTTTGATAACTATTCGATATAAATTTTTCTCATCGTTATATGATTTTATATTTTGTCTACACATAGGACATATAAAATTACCCCTATCTAATAAAGTATCAAAACAGGTTTTACAATATGAATGGGAACAATTAGTTAGAATCATATTTTCGCTTATATTTTCAAAACATATAGGACAAGTGTTAGTCAAAGAATTTTCTAAATCATTTGTTGACATTATTTACTTAAATATTGGAAAAAAATTCCATTGCATATTCAATAGTAGGAAACACTAAATCACTTCCAGACCCCCCTCCTCTTAAATTATTAGTATTTGGATTTATTAATACTGTAATCCAGTCAAATTTGTCAGCCATTTGTAGATTTTCAATTCTATCATCAAAGAAGATAACATCTGGATCATGATAACCGACCATATGTTGAACGGTTTTATAAGCAAGTGGGTCTGGTTTTAAAACACTGTAGTTTTTTAATATATTATCTCTATGGATAATTCCGGAGAATAAATTTTTAATTCCCATTTTAGTAAGACAAGTATTCGCATGATTTAAATTTGCATTTGTAAAAATGTAGCATTTTCTATTCATATTATTCGCCTGTTGAAGCAATCGAATTAATCTTGGAGAAGGTTTAATATTATTATAATCTAAATTACCATTTCTGTCAGAAAATTTATGGTGAACTAATAGTGTATCATCTAAATCAAAAACATATATCATTATACTATTATTAATTTGATTTATTAATTTATTTAAATAAATTAATATAATAATATTTATAATAAGAATGTCGGAACAATTGTTGAATGAAGAAAATAATCGCTATGTTATTTTCCCAATCAAACATGATGAATTCTGGAAGATGTACAAAAAGGCAGAATCTAATTTTTGGACGAGCGAAGAATTAGACTTAACAAAAGATATCAGTGATTGGGAGAAATTAAATGATAATGAAAGATATTTCATTGAGATGGTATTAGCATTCTTTGCAGCATCTGATGGTATTGTAAATGAAAATTTAGTTGAAAGATTTTGTCAAGAGGTTAAAATTCTGGAAGCAAAATTCTTCTATGGTTTCCAGATAGCAATGGAAAATATACATTCAGAAACATATTCTCTACTAATTGAAACATATATTAAAGATACAAATAAGAAGCTAAAATTATTGAATGCAATTGATAATTATGAAAGTATTAAAAAGAAAGCAAATTGGGCACTCAAGTGGATCAATGATAAGAATAGTCCGTTTAATGTGAGAGTAATTGGTTTTGCAGCAGTAGAGGGTATATTCTTTTCTGGGGCGTTCTGTTCAATCTTTTGGTTAAAGAAGCGTGGATTGATGCCTGGTCTATGTCATAGTAATGAATTAATTTCGAGAGATGAAGGTTTGCATACAGAATTTGCGGTACTTATGTACAAGAACTTGAAAAATAAACCTTCAAACGATACAATTAAAGAAATCATTAGTGAAGCAGTCGATATTGAAAAAGAGTTTATTACAGAATCTTTATCATGTGAATTAATAGGCATGAATAAGAATCTAATGAAGCAATATATTGAATATATAGCAGACAGATTGTTATTGATGTTTGGTACAGATAAAATTTATAATTCTGAAAATCCATTTGATTGGATGGAAATGATTTCTGTTCAAGGAAAAACAAATTTCTTTGAAAGGAGAGTGGGCGAATATTCAAATAAAGCAAATCCAAATATTACTGATAATGATAATGTTATTTCATTTGAAAGTGATTTTTAACTTTTTGGTTTTATATTCTTTTCTTTGCTTCTAGATACATGTCTTTCAACGGCAGTTCTAGTTTTTGGTTTTGGTATCTTACTTGATTTATTTGTTTTGATAATTTCAAAAGTTTTTGTTTTGTTATTATAATTCAGATGCGGAATATTTACTATTTTTTTTTCATTAATATTATAATCAACGGATATTGATTTGTCAAATACCTGCAATTTAAAACTTTGTTTTAAAAATTTTAATAATGTTTCTTTTATTTCATCAGTTAATTCATTTTCTAAAGCATAATTATCGCAGAAATGAATTAATCGATTCAATTTTGATCCATTATCTAATTTATTCCAAGATTTACTTAATCTTTGATTTCTTTCAGCATCTAAAGCTTTTAAAATTTCCGGATTCATCTCCATAAGTAATATTATTAATACATACAGTTCCTTTAAATATTAATGTATTTTATAAATTAAAATATAAATATATTTATATGTATAAGTTCAAAAATAATCAATTACAATTAACCTATATTAATCTAACAAATGAAATAAAAAAGGGAAATCCATTATTAAAAAATAAAGATATTACAATTTTCAATAGTTCTGTTATGCCTATAAAAAATACACCAAATTTTTTGATAGCAAGTAGAGGATGGTATGGTAATGTAAGGAGCTGGGATGGTATCAATTTTATTATCCTTTCTATATTTGACCATAATTATAAAAAAATTAGACAAAATGTGATAGATATTGATTTAATATTATTAGAAGAAAAAACATTGGTATTTAAAGAATTTAAAAAAAAAATAGTCGAACATCAAAATACAGTATTGGAGGGTCCAGAAGATCCTAGATTATTTTATTATAAAGATGAAATTTTCATATTAGTAAATGAAATAGATGAAGATGATAAAGATCCACGAAGAAGATTGATGTATTTAGCGATGATTGATATTGAAATGTTAGATTATAAAACTCCAAAAACGACAGTTTGCGAATCATTATCTACCAATTTTGAAAAAAATTGGGGACCATTCACTTATCAAAATAAACTACATATGTTATATGACATTAATCCATTGAAAATAATGGAAGTTGATCCACAATATAAGTGTAAAATGATTGTAAATAAAAATGATAAAATAATAAATAAAATAGAAAATAGTTTTGGAGAACTACATTTTCATATGAGAAACAGTACTAATCTAATACCTTTTGGTGGTAAATTTTTAGGATTAGGTCATGCAGTATTAGATTATAAAAATTCAACAGATTTAAATAAATTATTAATACCCGCATTAGCTAATTCTAAGTATGATGAAACTGATAAAGACTATTTTAAAAGATATTTTAAATTATATCTTGGGTTTTTCTTCTGTTTGGATATGAAGAAAAAAGAAATTACAAAACTCAGTCCATTTTTCCAGTTACCGAGTATTGAATCAAAACAAGAGCTAATATTTTTCCCAACAACAATCTATGAAGATAATAAAAATTTTATAAATATTTCATACAGTTTGGGAGACAATCGTTCATATGTTTGTAAATTACATATGGAAGTTATAAAAACATCTCTATATAATAAGAATAATATAGATATGCATATGAATTATAATATTAATACTAATTATTATTTAGAATTATTAAGAACTCTGAGAATCATTCATAATTATTTACCGAAAGATTATAGTATATATTTAGATAGTTCTAAAACTGAAAAAAAAACTAAGCGTCGAAAACTTTAGACTATAATTAATTCATTGATTCCTAAATATACGATTATGAAAATTACTATACTAATTATAAACTCAAATGCCTCTTTTTTTTTCTCACCTGTTTCTATAAAATCTTGATAATTTGTTTCAGTATCTCTTATTCTCATATCTTTACAACCATTGATTGCCCATAAATGAACAATTATAATATGATAAATAGCTATTAATATCAAAACTAGAATTATCATTGCTTTCTTTGAAGACATATCTTGTCCATATAGACTGATAAAAAATGCTATTGAAAGCGGTATAATAGAAACGAAGTAATTTCCAATGATAATTCCGCCCGTACAATTACCTTCTTTTTCTAAGATTGCTAATACAATTATAGATATTATTGATAATGGTATTATACTACCTATTATAATTTCTAGCCTCATTTATTAAATAAATATATTTTTATTTTTTCCAAGATAATTTCTTGAAGTTTTGCTTTTTCGAGATGATAAATTCTTTCGAAATTATTCATCTCTTTTAAGAAAAATCTATCAACTTTTATGACTTCCATTTTATAGTAATCGAATAGTATAAAAATCAAATTTTTAAAATCACTTAAAATAATATCATTAATGATAACTTATAAATGGTGGCAATCGGTATTGATTTAGGAACAACATATAGTTGTGTTGGTTGGTGGAAAGATAATCGCTGTGAAATTATTGCGAATGATCAAGGGAATAGAACAACACCCTCTTATGTTGGATTCACTGATACAGAAAGATTAATTGGAGATGGTGCGAAAAATCAAAGTTCAATGAATCCAGAGAATACAATTTATGATGCAAAAAGATTAATTGGTCGTAAGTTTGATGATCCCAAACTTCAATCAGATATTAAGAATTTTCCATTCAGTGTAATATCGAGTAATGATAATAAACCACTAATTCAAGCTTCTTATAAAAATGAATTGAAAACATTTCAACCGGAAGAAATTTCATCGATGGTTCTCTCTAAGATGAAGGAAATAGCTGAATCATATATTGGAGAGGAAGTAAAGGATGCTGTAATTACAGTTCCGGCATATTTCAATGATTCTCAAAGACAGGCAACAAAGGATGCAGGTCATATTTCTGGATTAAATGTTCTTAGAATAATCAATGAACCAACTGCTGCGGCTATTGCGTACGGTTTAGATAAGGATAGTGGTGAAAAGAATGTACTGATTTTTGATCTAGGTGGTGGGACATTTGATGTTTCATTATTAACAATTGAAGATGGTATTTTTGAGGTCAAAGCCACAGCAGGAGATACGCATCTAGGTGGAGAAGATTTTGATAATATTCTGTTGAAATTTTTCATAGATGAATTTAAGAGAAAGAATAGTAAAGATCTATCTGAGAATAAGCGGGCATTAAAAAGATTAAAGATTGCATGTGAAAGAGCAAAGCGGAATCTTTCTTCTTCGGCAACAGCAAATATTGAATTAGAGTCACTATTTGAAGGTATTGATTTTTTTACAAATATTTCAAGAGCTAGATTTGAGTCTCTTTGCATGAATTTATTTCAAAAATGTATTGATCCTGTATCAAAAGTTTTGAGAGATTCTGGAGTATCTAAGAATTCTGTAGATGAAATTGTTCTGGTGGGGGGTTCTACTAGAATTCCCAAGATCCAAGAATTATTAAAGAATTATTTTAATGGTAAAGAATTAAATAAGGGAATCAATCCAGATGAAGCGGTGGCTTATGGAGCAGCTGTTCAGGCGGCAATTTTATCTGGAAACACAAGTGGTTCAGATAAGGCAGACGATATTTTGCTACTAGATGTAGCTCCATTATCTCTTGGAATTGAAACGGCGGGTGGTGTAATGACAAAGATCATTGAAAGAAATACAACAATTCCTGTTAAGAAATCGCAAGTATTTTCCACATTTGAAGATAATCAAGATTCAGTTATGATTCAAGTATTCGAAGGAGAAAGAGCTCTTACAAAGGATAATAATGAACTAGGCAATTTCAAATTGGAAGGTATTCCTCCGGCTAAAAGGGGGGTACCTCAAATAGAGGTTAGCTTCGATGTTGATGCAAATGGTATTATGAATATTGAAGCTAAAGATAAAGGAACAGGAAATATTCAAAATATTACAATTAAAAACGATAAGGGTAGACTCACGGCTGAAGATATTGAGAGAATGGTAAAAGAAGCGGAAAAGTATCAAGAAGATGATAAATTAACAAAAGAAAAAATTGAAGCAAGAAATCAATTGGATTCTCTCGTTTATCAGACAAAAACAACAGTTGAAAACCCCGAAGTAAAAAATAAGTTATCAGAAGATGATTTGAATGTTGTTACATCAGTTTTATCTGAAACAGAATTATGGTTATCGGATGATCATGAAACAGAAGAATATAAAAATAAGTTGACCGAATTAAATTCAAAGATAAATCCTGTTATGATGAAGATTTACAGCGAAGGGTCAGGAAGTTCTAATGCCCCAGTTTCAAAAGCTGAAACCTCAGAACCATCAATTGATGAAGTAGATTAAATAATATCTATTTATTTATATATGAAAAACAATAATATCTTACTAATTGTATTTTTATTTGGTTTATACATAATATTGTATCCTCCTCATCATTTTTCGGTCGTCTATATTTCTTCTTCAGATGAAGAAGGAGAATATTATGATGATATTGAAGAACCGAAACGATATTATGATTCTAGATATATATCTAGAAACCAAATGAGAATTAATGTACCGACAAGAGGAGAACCTCCATCCTATCAGCAAGTTGGGATTTTGACCGATAATCAAAATCCTGAAAATATAAAGCCTTTATATGGAAGACAAACATATAGAGGTTCGAATTTATGGAATTACTTTACATCCTTAGATTCTCATCTAGCTACAAAAATACCATTAGAAATAGATAATAATGATTGCACCGATGAAAGGGGATGTAAAGAAATATACAAAAATGATTTAATTACAATTGGTGATTCAGAAAAACAATATAAAGCTACTATTTATAATACACATGCACCCAGATATATACCATATTAATTTTCCTTCTTATCATATACTAAATTCGGATTAGATTCTCCAGTTGATTCATCTAGGAGTTCATCAACACTTTCTGATAAAGATTTTGGATCGAGCGCTTTTGTAGGATCCTCTGATGAATCCTCTGATGAATCCTCTGATGAATCTTCGCTATCAGAAGTTTCCTTTGCATCCAAAAAATTATCAATATATTTATTAGTTGGATATATCATATTATTCATCTCGATTGCTGTTTCTCTTAGAGTTTCTACAACTTTATCAAATAAATATACAAAATTTTCGAAGCAATTGTTATACAATGTTCTTTCTCTAATAACATCATATCTTGCATCGACCATTTCAAGAACCTGAATAATATTAGAATCTTCATCTTCATCTTTAAGATAATTATATGAAGAATCAATTGCTTCATCAACTAATTTTAAGAACTTCTTCTTTGAAAGATAACTTATATCATAGTTATCAGAAATATTATTAAGTAGAACATTAAAAGAAAAATACAAAGTATAATCTAATTGATTATCAAGTTTCTTAATATCATTTACAGTATCATATTTATCTTTATCCATTGTTGACAATGAAAGATTATCGGTAACAATCATTGTTTCTTTCCATTCCTTATTTTCAGAAAGTAGTTTGAGATTATTATAAGCCTTTGAGAACATTATTCCTTATTTTATAATAATTAATAAATCCTTAAATTACTTTTTATCCTTTTTAACGGTGGGGGGGACTTTTTCTGATTTATTTTCTGATTTATTTTCTTCTTTATTTTCTTCTTTATTTTCCATTTCCTTTTGATTATTATCTTTCATAATCTTTTTTTTAGATATCATTCCAGTTAAAAGATTATCCATTTCTTCCATAATTTCTTCTTTTTCGTTTGTATCAAAACCTTCTAATCTACGCCAGATCGGATTAAAAATAAAAAGCGATCCAAAATATAATAAAACACCCATTACAAAAGCATGAACAACTAATAATATATCATCATTCTTAATATCTAAAGTTTTTCTAACAAATTTAAAAGTAGCAGGATTAGCTACAATATAAAAAACAATAACTGTATAAATAGAATGTCGAGCTCTTAAACCAAACATAGATAATTGATTCATTTATATCTTATCATAGATTAAAATTTTAAGATAAAATTTAAAAACACTAATTATTTATTTTCATCGTTTTCCTTTTTTTGTTTTCCATTCCCCCCTTTCATACCTTCAATTGTTCTGAAGAATGGATTAAAGAAATAAATAGTACCAAAGTAAACAGCAACACCAGCAACAATCGAGTGAACGATTAAGAGAGTATCGTTATTTTTGATATGTAAAGTTTTCTTTACAAAAGCGAATGTTTCGGGATGAGCGACAATCAAGAAGACAATTGCGGCATAGACGGAATGTTGGAACAACAAAGAATGTTTCGATAACTGCATCATTTTATATTATACATCTAGATATTAATTTTCTAAAAATTCTTTTAAGATGAAAATACCATTCATAAATACATATTTTTGAGTTTTATCAATGATAGATATCATTTGTTCATAATTTTTATTAGTCTCAAGAAATATAATATCAAAGTTCACATGCTTAAATAAATCCCATGCTGGATGCTTTGATCCAAAAAGTAAAACATTGAATTCTTTATCAAGTGCTTTAACTTGTTTTGCTAATTTCGTTTGTTTCCAATCTTTCATATTATTAATTTCCCAGTTATCTTCAGAATTATCTTCTAGATATTGGCTATTTAATCCTAAAATATTTACAGTATCCGAATATAATTCAGAAATATATTTTACAAATGGGTGGTCATTGATCTTTATTTCTTTGACTACTTCTGGAATTTCGATTTTATGATTTTCAAGAGTAATACTAATCGGTTTATATTTATTAATATTATGAATTGTTAATAATTGGATAATATCGTAATAATTGGTTTGCTTATGAGTCGGACCATTATTATAGTAAAATCCCGCAGCTTCATTAATTGCTGAACTCCAGTTAAAACCTCTTCTTTTCCAAAATTCCCTCTTATGAAGAACTGTTGATTCATAAATCTTATATTCAGATGTACTCTTATAAAGAGATTGATTATAAATATCATAACATAAAGTAGTATCTGAATAAATACAGTCAGAATTTGTTTTTTGAAGAACATCAAATCGCTTTTGGATTGTTTTTGGATTATAAATACAATCAATATTCATATGAAAAATAAAATCATGTGATGATAATCCACAAGCATAATCTCTTTTAAATCCATTTGGAAGCACTTTCCGTTTCTTATAAAACAAAAACAAATGTTTCTGTTCTAATTCTGATTTAGATTCAATCATATCTAAAAACTGATTAATATCATCTTCACTAAGATGAATATATTGTATATTTTCATCTGTAAAGTGTTCACTCAAATCTTCTTTTCCATCATCAATAATGATTAATTCAAGGTTATCTTTATTTGTAAAATTATTGAAATTATTCAAAATCAGTGGTATAAATTCGGATTCACCATGCATAACTGAAACTATGCTAATCATATTATCACTCATTATCAATATTTAATGATTGTTACTTTTAAATGCCTATATAAATTTAAGAATTTATTTAAAAAAATGTGATAGTAATATTATTGAATAACTATCATGGTAATGGAAGAACTGAATGATTCTGAAAGTCAAGTATTCATCGATACTTTAAATAAACAAAAAGAATTTATTGAAAATCGTTTTTCTACTATGAGATCAAACAGATATTTGAATGATAAAATGGGTTGCTTGGGTAAAAAAGAAGATATAGTGAAACATTTAAATCAAGGGCCTGCTCAAAATTTAATCCAAACATTTTTTAATTACAAAACAGAAGAATGTTCATTTTGTCATTGTAAAAAAGGTGAAAATGGTATTCGCCAATTTGAAAGAGCACACTGCAATAATTACAGTCGTTATGATATCTTAAAATTAGCGATTGATGATATTTATATAGATGATAAAACGCCATTAATTGTGGGAGATATTTTAAAATTATTCATAAAAAAGCACGATTGCTGCCCAATCTATATGTTATGTAATCTATGTCATAATAGATATGATAATTAATCTATAAATTTGATTTTTATTAAATGAACATTTATTAATAAAGCAATGAATATTTATAATAATGAATTTGCTGCATGTGAAAAAATCAACAGACCTGGTATGGGTGAATTTTATCAAGGTTCAAGTATTAAACTTACAGGACCTACTTCAAAACAAAAAGAAGCTAGAAGTTATGTACCATACAAAGGTGTAAAATATACTACTGGTGTCTCCAAAGAAAAATCTAAAAGTATGAATGATAAAGAGACATCAAAAAATTGTGAAGATCCTTATAGAATAATTCATTCAAAATCAGAAATATACACATTTTTAGCAGATTGTGGATATACTAAAGATTCTATAAGAGATTGTTTAAATTGTCCCGAAGTTGTAAATTGTGAAACAGCTGTAGAATGGCTCATGGATTATGGACTTGATAAAGTTTCAGATGAACTGATCGAAGTTGACAATAATCATAAAGAGATGAGTACAGATGAATCAGAATATGATTTATATAAGAGTGATAATAAAAAGAAATTCAAAGTAGGCGATTATGTCGAAATCCATTATAAATCTGAAATTATTAATAATTTTGGAGGATTAAATTTAGATAAAGGATATAATAAAAAATCAGGATTTATCAAAAAAATATGGAATGGTAAAATTGAACAGAAAAGAAAAACATTTCTTCCAGTAAGTTTCAAAAATTGTAAGTTTGCTTTAGTCGTACTAGACGATAATAAAATAATAAGTCTTCCATTAATGTTACTGAAGCATGTAAAACCGAATAGGAAACCTATGAAACATCCTACTCAACATGAATATACATCTGTAAAGAAATCGAAGGATAAATTGGATAATAAATCAGAATTAGTAGAAATCACTAAAGATTATAATAATGAAATAAAATTATTAGAAAAACATATTGATTCTAGATTAAATCATTTATCTACTATGATTATGGAATCAGAAAAATATTTAGAGGATGAAATAGCCAGACTGGATAAGAGATTTGATACATTGATCAATATGATTCAAGAAAGAGATAAATATATAATAGAAATAGCCAATCATTTACACCTTTGAACATTTTAAATGTCTAATTTTCGTAATAGATCAACCACCATTCAAGAGTATTTGGATCATTTATATCTGAATAACAAGGATAACTTCTAATACCAGGCCCATCTCCAAATCCCCACTTTTTTTCTTTTTCAATTATACTACAATGTAATATTTCACCCGGATATTTTTTACGAATAGTTGCTCTGTAAAATATTTCGCCTTCAATTTTATTCTTTCTCCTTGGACCCCTCTTACTTTCCATCTTAACTTTAAGATTATCTTTAAACCATTTAATCATATCTTCTTGGCCTTCTTCTCCATAAAACTTTTCAATAGTGGGTTCCCCTCTATCTTCTTTAACCTTTTCAGAACAACCATCTTTTAATTGTTCTATATGTTTCACACTATTAAATGTCCCTGTGCTATATGTAAGATTATCATCCTTATCATATTGGGTAGTTTTTGTATTCCATATAATTCCTTCTTTAAACTCCATATTATTTTCCCATAATTGAATGTAATTTTCAAGAGATGGTATGTTTGTATAACATATACTATCACCATTATCGTCATAACCCGTTAGTCTACCAAATGAACCCTGAATAATACTTGAATCATTTGGATTTGGTACATATCTTTCATATGAAATACCTATATACTTTTTATATTGAGTTTTGGCACACCTTAATATTTCACAGTAAAAGATAAATGTGTGTTTTTCTGGTTTTCTCTTAAGAGTATCATTAATATCACCTTTTTTTGATTTGAGATAATTTTTATTATATTCATAATTTACTCCAAATACTTTTTTGATATTAGATATTAATCTTGATTGATTATTTGTTCCGTCTTTATTTTCTCTCTTATTTGGAACTCTTATTAAATGATATCTAGGTTCTTTATATTTTTCATCAATAGTAGTTTGTAATTCTTTAACATTATCTATATTTAACAGATCCTGATATTGTTTTACTCTATTTTGTTCGAGAGCTTGTTTCGTTCCGTAATATCCTTCTCCAGGTTCAAGTTGAACCTTTGCAGAATGATGTTTCCAATCTAAAATGTCATTCATATTTCCATCAGGAGTTGCTGAAAATTGTATTAGTTTTATATCATTTTCTAAAAGGAAATTCAAATCGTAAAATCCACATTCTTTGAAAGTTTTGTGAATAGTTTGATTTTCTTCACACGCTATTTGAATTTCATCCATAATAATCAAAGAGTTTTGTTTTTCTCTAATATCTCTAATGAATGTTTTAGATAAATTAGCTCGGTGAAATACTCGCGAGATAATTGCATCTGGCATTCTATTTTTTGTATCTTTCTTCCATTCTTTATCAGATAAACCTGTTATAATGTATATATTATCAATTGGGATATTGTACGATAATATATAATGTTGGATGAGAGAAGTCATACAACCTGTTTTTCCAGTTTGTGTCATCCCATAAACTAAACAATTTACATTGGACCTACTATTAAATATAAGTTTTATTCTTTTTCCACAATCTTCTTGATTGGGATATATTATATTATCCCCTTCCAATGATTTCAACTCGATTTGACCAGTTAATATTTCCTTCTTTTTTTGAATTATTTTTAGCTCTTTTAATTCATAATCAATCTCTTTTCTTTTCTTAATACCTTCCATAATTAATATGTTTGTTGTAATTCTTTAAAATAGATTATCAAATTTATAAATTTATTAGACATTTAAAATGTTCAAAGGTGTAAATATCTAATCCCATTGAATAATAAACATTGTACATCTAGAAGGACCATTTGAAGCAATTTTTTCATCTATTTTTTCTTTCATGCAGAATTTAAGATACCATTTCGCATTTTTACCAGCTTTTATGATTATATTTGGTCTTGGGTTATTCATAGTATAGGCGATTTCGAGGAGATCGTTTAATTTTAAATTTTTATCAAATCCAGATTTACCAACTCTTCCTCTTCCATCTTCTGGATGTAGATCTGAACCCTTTTTAAGATCTGAATTAAGTCTTTTTTCAATGGTTTTGAAGTGTTCCATTCAGTAATTTGACTTGATTATATTTTGGAATTATCAAATTTGTTTCGGTTAATTGTTTCATTCGTTGTTCTAGTAATTTTCTCACTTCTCCTAAAAATTGAATATCTTTATCTTTGATTAGATTCTTAAATTTATGGTCGATATTTTTTCGATAGTAAAATGGATCTAGTTTTATAAAATGATCAGAATTTAAAGATTCCATATATTTAATTATTTATATAAACTATGTATTTAAATTTATTTTCAAATTTTAAAAGTTTGAAATTATTGAATAGTGGTTATCATTTAATTCGATGGAAAACAAATGAAAAAAGAATTATACATAAAGAATGTAAATATTATGTATTGAATGGTATTCTAGATGAAGAGATATATAGTAGAAACACAAATGCAAAATTACAATCTAGGATGATTTACCCTTTGAATGAATATTATCTTGATAGTAAATTATATTATCATAAAATCGTGAATCAAAATCATAAAGATATTTTTACATTACACAAGTATTTTAAAGAATAAGAGTAATAATAAAATATGTATCTGAAAAGTTACCAAGAAAATCTTATCTGTTTATTAAGATTAATACCGATACAGCCTATTTGTGAAAAGATTTTATACTATAAATTGGAAAAAGAAAATTCTGAAACATTAGAATATTATACTGAAAGATGGGAAAATATAGCAGGAGAATATTTTCATTTAATAGATAATCATACAGGTAAATTTTCTATTATTCATGACTCTACAAATTATATTATTAAGGATGATTATCGACTCATTTTTTATCATAGAACAGGAATTTCTTATCAAATCATATGTTTATTACATGAATTGATTAAACTTAAAAATGAAAAATTTATAAAAAAAGATGAAGGATATGAATGGTGTTTGAGATATGATGATAATTTATATTCTATGTTGGCAAATAAAATAATGAAAAGCATGAAAAATCATACTTTTTTGTAATGAATTTTACAATAATCGTAACCTAAAAAACAATATTTTGAACATTGATTGCCTTTATTTTTCCCTCTGGTTAAAATAAAAGAACATTTATTATTTTCAATAATTTCAGATTGTTGAGGCTGAATATTACTTATATAATCTATATGTATTCCCGGAACTATTTTTTTTAATCCTTTTACGATGGGTAAATATCCTGTATTTTTTCTGCAATAGGGACAATTCTTAGAATGTATATTATTTGTATTTTGAAATGTTTTCATAATACATTCATAATGATAAGTATGTCCACATTCTAATTTATGTGTATATTTTGAGTTTAATTCATCACCGCAAATAGAACAATAGTCTTCCATAATATTTATTATTGTATGAATTATTTAAGTAATATTTAGTATAGTATAATAAAATGATAATACATCAAGATGTAGATATTTCTGAGTATGAAATTATTTTCAAGAATCCTCAAAAATATTCAGAAAAGTTTACATTTGTTCCAATAAAAATCAAATATTTGAATACTTTAGATAATTATTTACAGACTCCATTATTATTTTCTCCTTATGGAAGTCAAGTAACATTGAATAATAAAATAATTGTAGATCTTTCTTTTATTAATGAGAATAATGATATTTCAGTAAAAAAATTCAAGAATAATCTTTTAAAGATTCAAGAAGCAATTAATAAGAGATATACTAATTATAATATAGTGAAATTTTTAGATGATAAGAATAGTTTTCGTTTAAGAATAACAGAGAATAGTAAATTATTTGATGATTTGAAAAATGAGATAGATGAGATACCTTCTTCCACATATGGTAATTATATTATTCAATTAGAGGGATTGTGGATATTTGATAAGGATATTTATTATCAATGGAAGATTTTACAATCCAAAATACAAATACCAATTTATCTAAAAGATTATGCATTTATAGAGAAGGTGGAAGTAAATGATAAATATGATAAGATGATAAAGATGGGTGTTCCTATAAATGCTGTAAATCAACAAAAGATACTGGATGGAAAAATTCCAGTCGCCCCTCCTCCTCCACCACCCTCATTCAAGAGTAAGCCCAGTATTCAAAAAATAACAGCGAATGATTTACAATCCGTAGTTTTAAAAAAAAGAACACATAAACAAATAAAAAAACATAAAACATCTTCATTTGAACCTCCATCTCTTGAAGAAATTCGTAATAAATTATCTTCTCTTCGAAAAACTAAGTAATATTTGTTAGTGATGATGGAATACCTGAAATTTCCCTTTGAAATTCTGTTACACTATCTAATTTAATATCTTGATGAAGATCTAATATCATATCAAGAGTTTCATTTTCTCTTGCTCCTAATTTAATTAATTCTTTAATAATGTAATCTAGTTTAAGAGCATTAAATTTCCATCGATTTAATTCAGAAAGTTCATCTTTATTATCAATAAAGATTCTTGATGAATTTTTAATATCTGGATGAATATTAATTTCACAATACGGATCTATAAAATATTGTTTATCGGTATTGGGATGATAGGGTGGCTCATAATTTAATTTATGAGGTATTAAATGGAAACGATGACCATCGATAGTTGTGATTGAGAAAGTGCTATTTTTCGCAAGGAATCCAATATATTTTATATCATTTATTTGATTGTCTAGTTCTTGTATCAAATTATTTCCAACTACCCAGTAGATAAGATAATTTGTATCTTTCATATTAACGAGTTCTATATGTTTTTTATCTTCTTTTGGTATATTTCGAGAGTTCAATTTTCTATATAGTGAATTACAATTGATTCTCATATTCATAAGATGTTGAAATATTATGACACAATCATTTAATCTCCAATCTTCTGGGTATATATGTAGAAGAACTCGATTGTGAAAAGTTCTATTATATTCATCATAATGATAAAATTCTGGTCTAAGATATTCTCTTATCTTTAGAGGAGTAAGTATATTACTATGAATATTTAGTAATTTCCGGATTTTTATCCAGTTGTTATATATGACTCTTTCATCATCTTGTAGATGTTCTGTTTTAATATTGTAAATCAATCTATCATATAATTTGTTTCCATTATTAAAATAACCCCAACTACAGCAAAGCGAATGATTCTGACCCGTAGCATTCAGAGAACTAGAAATAGATTTTAGAGTTCTGTATGGTCTTTTATCTTTATAGGATTTGATACCAGAAAGTATATATCTTCGCATATAAATTGTAGCTTTGACATATTTCACAAATCGTTTTTTTGCTCGAGATATTTGATGAGGGGGTCTTGCTAATGAATCTGTTTCTGGTAATGTTGAGGCAGGTGTATTTGAAGATTGGGTATTCCGGAGTTGTGGACATGTTCTTCTATTGTGGCCAGGTTGTCTGCAGTGAGAGCAAACCATTTTAGGATATTACAGAAATAAAAAATAATATCAAATTTTACAACATTTCAAATATCAATCGTAATAAATATATCATAACCTGTAGGAAATCCACTTTGTATTTTGCTATATTCATGGCAGATTCTTTCGGCTCGACGCTGTATTCTGAGATCTTCTTTATATAACTTTTTAACATTCAAGATAATATAAGATTTAGAATTAATATTTTGAATTTCATCTGGATATTTATTAAGAAATAAATGAATAAAATGTTTATAGATAAATATTTTTTCATTAAAATTAGCCCTTCTCGGTTTCCATTGTTCTTCTTCTGCCTGATTTACTAATAATTTTGTAGACAAACAGTCTAACCAAAGATCAATATACATCTCATTGAATACATCGATAAAATATACAGATTGATTGAGTTTTTTATGTAAATTCACATGTGTTTCTAAAGATTTTTGAAAAATGATAGATTCAGAATCTAAGTAATCTCTTCTTTCTTTCATAATTATATTTAAGATATATTTCATAATATCATTATTATGAATATTCTTTGATATTCCAATACATACTAGTTCTTTCCAAGAAAATGACATTTCTATATTATTAGCATTTTGTAATATTATCAAATTTCTTTTGATTTTTCAATATTCATAGTATTGATTATATTCCCTTTATTTATAATATCTGTTTTTCGATACAATCTCAATGTATTTTTAGAATTTTTTTCTTTATCAAAAGTTTCTTCCTTATATCGAATATGATTTATGTGATTAATAGGTGGTATATAAATATCATTCGAATCATTTAAACAATTCATTCTATAAGTTTCAATATCCATATTCCCCCCAAATAATTTGAGATTTAATCTATCTGGAGCAATACTGACCGATTTTGTATGACCAGTTTTAGAATAAACATAATAATTTAACAAACTATATTTATCCCATAATTCACATCCTTTGTATCTTTCAGTCAAAAATCTAGCTCCACATTCATATGTACAAAAATTACCATACAAACTGTAAATTCCATTTATATATTTAATTGGAATACTCTTTTGCAATCCATCTATTTTATGACAACAATTCCAACAAAGAGACGATGAATTATTTTCATTCAGTTTATAAATTGTATCATTATTATTATAAGATTCTAATTCATTGATTTCAATATGTTTTTTTTTGGATAATTTTACTATATTGTTATCAATATTATTGTCAAATACAGGATTTTCATTAACTGATATAATATTCTTGGGTTTTCTACCTCTTCTTTTCTTTTTTTCCGTAGTTTCTGACATTCTATCTTTTAGATATTTTAATAGATTACTTTTAAGTATTTTAAGTTTAAAATTTAAATTTTTTGTAATTATTTAAAATAAATGATAGGGGAATTGTATGTAGATATACCAAATATAGTTTCTATATTATCGATAATTGTGTGTATTTCTTTAACAGTTTATATATATTATGAATTAACAGTTCTAAAATCAAGAATTGATAAGTTGGAAAAAGGAGAAATTATAAATAAAGAAGATACAAATGTAAAAGATAATATCAAAGTTTCTCATAATTTTGTAAATAGTATGCAAGAATTATATAAAGATGATACAATTCACAATAATACAATTAATAATTATACTACTGAGAGACAAGAGGATACTATGATTATTGAAGATGAAATTAATGAAGATACTATGAATGAATTTTTGAAAAAACAATTAGATGAAGAATCGGAAATTATAGAAGAAGATTCTAATATAAATGAAACTATTCAAGAAGTAGAATCAGATGATAAAATAATTATGATGAATAATGGATCGGAAATAATAGAGGATGATATAATTATTAATGATTCTGATGATTTAAATGATGATACTATTCAAATCACTAAAGAAGGAGATTATGAATCAATGACAGTTAACCAATTAAAAAAAATACTAGTAGAAAAGAATTTACCGGTATCTGGAAATAAAACGAAATTAATAGAAAGATTAAATAATTAAATTATTTTCTAATAATAGCTTATAATGGATAAAGTTACAGATAATGTAGAGTTAGATTTTCCTGCAAGAATGGCTGATGGAAGACAATTTACCGACTATCGTCAAAATTGCATTTTTAACAATAAACTATCAAATGGATTATCGAGTTGGCAATATCGTCAATATTTAATTCAAAATGCAGATAATATTATGAATACAATGGTTTCAGAACAAGAAAATAAAACAAAATGTACAACATGTAAAGATAATACTGTGTTGCCGGTTCAGACTATCTTAAATTGCACTCCTACCGGTTGCAACTATACACTAAATGATAGCAATGGATTAGGACAATATCGTCAATACTAATTACTGTTTCCATCGAGTATTGCAATCTAAGCATGTTACAAATTGTGTCATAGGTTCATCGGCAGATCTAGTTTGCAGTTCATAATAAGAACAATTCCTACCATAACATTTTCTACATTTGAACATATCTGTCATTGCTTCTGGTTTCAATTCGTATTTCAGTTTATCAATCTTTATTTTTCGATCAATATATCCTTTCCAACTTTCTGGAAAAATATCATAATTCGATAATTCGGAGATCTTTTTACAATCAATTTCACCATTTAATATCCTTTCTTTAAAATTCATATTTTTGATGTAAGAATCACTCTTTATATTCGAATAAAATGATAAAATTTTAGATTTGTAAATATCTTTAAAATATTTATTATCCCAACTTCTATCGATTCTATTGTCAATTGCATAATCAATAATAGTATTATAAATACTTTTTTCAATTCTTCTAGATATTTTTTCATCATTCAATTCTTTATTAAAAAGCGAAACACATTTATTTCTATATTCATCATTGAAATTAGTGAATTTCATTATTATAATAATAGTTATGATTTATTTAAATCAAATTTATTTAATAATCATAAGTGTCTTTTTCTAAATTATTGGTATATTGAGTTGATTAAAAATCAGATTTTTTTAATAATCATCATTTTCATCAACTTCAAGATTAAAGAATATACATAAATCTCGATCGATTATATTTTCCAATTCATTTTTTATATTAATTCTCTTTTCATCTAAGAATTTAATTTTTTCATCCTTATCTTTATTTATTTCATAATTATGTTTCAGTTTTACAAAATATTCTCTTACATAATTTGGAGATTCAGGGACCCATTCAAACATTTTTTTCATCATTTTATTAGGTTGTGTTTTATGAAAATCATGGAAATATTCATAAAATGATATAATATTATTATTTTTTGATATGTAATATAATTTCATATTTTCATATAAGTTTTTTTTAATAAAATCATTATTATTTTCCCAATTTATATAATAAGGTTTGTTTAATTCAAGAGATAATACACATGTATAAATTTCTTTACCATTAAATCTATCATAGTTTCCTACCTTTTCATTTGTATTTTTAATTAAATAATCATTATAAATACTTTCAATTAGTATTTCACCATAATTTAAACTTGAAAATTGAGGCTTGAGTCTAAATAGCACAACATCTCTATCATTATATCCAATGATACTTATATTATTATAAATTTTGTAATCTAAATTACTTGAACTATAGCTAATTTGATGGTTTATTAAAAATCTCATATTAGAATTTTCTTTAATTATATTATCCCATATTTCATCTAGATATTCGATTTGTTCATAATATTTCTGTTTATATCCTTTATTTTCATCATCATTACATTTATCATTTATATGAATTATATCATACATATCATTTATAGTTATATCACTATATCTACCATTATTTATTATTTCAATCATAAAATATAATATTATTAAATCAATCCATTCTAATTCATTAATTATATCATAATCATTATTTATGAAAATATCAATATGTTTTTGAATAGTATTTATCTTTTGATTTAGAAACTTATTATATGCTGCATAATCCCCACCTTTCTTTGAAAAATCAAGCAATGGCAAAATATTTGGATATATTTCATGATCCAAATATTCTAGATATTTATTTGACATAGTTACATTCACTATATCACAATCTTTAATCTTATGAAATATCGCGGTTAATTGATTTTTTTGTTTATTATTTACCGTTTTCTTATATATCAATAGTATAGATGATATCAATAATGCTGAATATCTGATTTTATGATGTTTTATGTCTAATATCCTTTTATTAGAATTTGGACATGCTTCTTCATCTATATCATAATTATCATAATCACTATTTATAATTATGTTTTCATATAATTTTTCATAGTTGTTAAGATGATTTACCTGTATTATATCATCTAATTTAATATTTTTCTTTATATGAATAATTGGAGGGGGCAATGTATTATTCAAACCTTCTTTTTCAAGGAAATCATATATTCTAGTATGTATATCATCATTATTACATTCAACTCTTATATATAATTTTTGTTTAAATCTTGTTGCCCCAACATGTAGCAAAGATTCATAAATTAAATTATTCTTTTCACAACTATAAACCCTCAATGCGCTTTCTGTAAAACCAATCATGAATGCAACAGGTCTTCCATCTCCTTTGGATGAATGTATTGATACACATCGAGTATATTCGTCTGATTCAGATAAATCAATCGATTTACCATCTTCACTTTTATGGAAAATACAATATTCAATATAATCATTTGTTTCAGGATTCACACTTTCCCAATATTCCCTTATTTTCAAACATATGGTTTCCATTAATGGATTTTTTTTAACAAACGGTGTAATAAATATAAAGTCATTTGGTTTTCTATTTTTATCTTCAACTTCTTTAATATATAGATTAACTACTTTATCTGCTTCAATAGAGAGAAGTTCTTTATTTGTTGAGTTAGCACCAATCCATTTTCCCCGAAATACACATAAATCATTAGGATTATCTGTAAAGGGACCTTCTTTATAATCGGCTACTTTAATTTTAGGTAATTTCATCTTCTGAAAGGGGATTAAATGATTTAAAAACTTTATTAAATAATGACTTTCAAATCGATTTGATTCATTTACTGGATTATAAATATATATATCAACGGCATTATGAGTAAAATGTGAATACTCTTCTGTTTTAACAGCTGCCGATGGAATCTCTAAATCATATATCATTGTAAAGGCATTATAAGGGATTGAAATGCTCTGCAATTTATCCCCAACAATATACATATCGGCGCCCGTATCTTTTATTACTTTTATAAGCGCTTCCATATAGTCTTTGCTTAAATCTTGCATTTCATCTCCTATAATTAAAGTTTTTTCTAGGAATAATCCGTCTTTTGTAAATTGTATTTCTTTTTCTACTTTTATTTGATCAATCACACTTTTTATCCATGCTTTAAATTTATCAATACAATTGCTGACATTTTTATCAGCTATTGAATAAATAAATGAATCAACTGTCGCTATAATTGCTCTCTTTGAACATCTAGGTTCTGTATAGTATTTAATATCATGTTTTTTAGTTTTATATTCTTCACTTATAATAGATATATCTAATTTATCTTCTATCAATTGTCCATCAAACTCTTGTTTTATAACATGAACAGCTGAATGAGCCTTCGTTAAATATAATTTCGTTTCATATTCATCTTCATTATTTAATAACTGAATTGCATCATAAGTTTTCCCATTTCCGGCACCCTTTTGCCTGACAAATAATTTAGTCATTTGCTAATTATTATTTACTATAATTATGATTTACTATAAATCAAATTTATTTAATAATCATAAGTGTCTTTTTCTAAATTATTGGTATATTGAATTGATTCTACTATAACATCATTTTCATTTTCAATCTCTTCAATTTCATCAGTTATATCTACTTCATTGTCAGATTCAGATTCTGAATTGCTTTCATAATAATGAATAGCGTGAAGATTATAAAATTCTCCATAATCAGAAACATCAAAATTTATTAAAGTATCATCTTTTTCATTTGTTTTTACCATAAAAATATCGCCATATAATTTTTTGATTGATGAATCTTCATCCAGAAAACTACTGATTCCGCCGATAGGCAATTTATGCTTATTTTCGAAGCCAAATTCTCCATCATACCAACTAAAACATTTTATGTAGTGTTCTCCAGACTTCCAAGAATAAAGTAATTGAAGATTTTCCGAACCTTGGCTCTTAGAAAATTTCATTAATTTTTTTACAATTTCAAAATTATTTTCATAAGTTTTTATTGTTAGATTATTTTCATCCATTGAACCATCTTTGAAAATTTGAACACAAATCATTTGAGTTATTTTATAATAACACAATAAACTTTAAATAAATAAATATACTATAGTAATATAATGTATTCATTTAAAAAAAAGCACAGTTTTGATGATCGATCATCTGAATCTGAAAAAGTTCTAAATAAATATCCAGAAAGAGTTCCTATTATTATAGAAAAAGCAAATGAGAAAGATGATATAGCAACAATAGATAAAAATAAGTATTTAGTTCCGAAAGATACTACATTACATGAATTTGTTATTATTATTCGAAAAAGAATTCGTTTAGAACCATCTAAAACGATGTTTGTGATTATTAATTCGCATTTATGTCCGGGTTCTAAAACTATCGGTGAAATCTATGATGAAGATAAAGATGAAGATGGATTTTTATATATTAAATACACATCTGAAAATACATTTGGTTAATTACAAACAGTTAATTACGAGAGATAAATATGAATTCAGCGGTAAATCTAAAATCAGCTGTATTTGCTGCAGATGCACTTGATTCTGTTTTTTTTGATGTACTTGACCAGGGAACACCATAATCTACAGGATTTGACGGATTTTGTATATCTTCCGGAGCTCCAGCATTAGTAATTTCACCTGTTATTTTAGTAAGTGTTTGTGGATTAATTGTAGCCACATAATTATATTTCTTTATCTTGTGAGAATAAGTTCCATCTCCATTTGTAGCTACATTGGGTATATAGATTTTATTGTATTTATGTCCATCCACTGAACGATTGGAACGCGTAGAATTACCTTCAGAATCAACTGTATGGGATGTATGAACATTTAAATTTGAAGCTACATTTGTATTGATAGGAAATTCATTGATACCAAGAATAAAAGCGCTATTGGCTATGTGTGCTGTATTAGATGCAGTAGCATTCACCGTAGTAAATGAATCCAAATAAATATCACAGTGATCATCTATTACGAATGGTTCAAATAAATCTACGCTGAATTTACCATTAGCTTGTTGTGCTGCGTGAAATTCAACATCTAAAACTAATAATTTACGAGTTGTTCGATTATCTTTAAAAGATGTATTTTGATAATATTCTTGAATGCTCATTTATAAACTAAATATATATTATTTTTAAATATTTTCTATTAAGAATAATATAAAGCAATGAATAATCTAGTTTTATTTATACTTTTCGTATTATTTTTATACATTCTATTACTGAATAAATATAAATCTCCTACTCAACAGGAAATACAAACATTGAGTTATCTCGGTAAAGAAAAAGAAATTGAAGATTTCCCCTATCCACAAATTAGTAGACCATTTAAGCAATTAAGTAATGGAACTTTACCGAAACCACTTAATAATGAAGAAGAAATGGGATTAGAACATTTGAGAATTGTGAGAACAAATGTTTCTGAAGCAGATATGAGTAAAAAAAGAGTTTATTTACCAGATTATTATCGAAAAGATAGACTTGAAGGAAATCCCGAAGGGACCGAAGAGTATCGTAAGATAATAAATGATAATAATATTCCAGATACTTCTTGGGATGATGTGAATGTTTCGGAACATCCTAAGTTTTATAATTCAATGATACAAAATGAACTTACTAATATTGGATCATTTTTTGACTCTAATAATCAATATCATGATAAATTATCTTCAAATACAAATACAATTCATTCAGACAGTTGTTTTGTAGATAAAAAAGGTGATGTACATTGCGATGATAATAGTCGTTTACAGATTATTCCACCAAAACTAATCACTGATTATAAACAATGTTATTTCTTAAATTCAATTGGTGATTATAAAAATAAGAAATATGATAATAAAGAAGAAAATGATGATATTATCTATGGAAATGTAACTGGATATTATAAAGATTATGAAAAAAATGATGAACCTATGAATGATTTAGTTAGTAGTTGTGAAATATAAACATTTATGATTTATCTCCATTTTATATTTTTTACACCACTCTTTAGCTTTTTCAATTTGAATTTCTGTAGGTCTATTTAAAATATTATTATTTTTGATAAATTTTATTCCGTCTTCAATCGAATTTTTTTGCTGATTATAAAAAATTTCATTTATTGCACTGATATCTTTTATAAAATCAATAGGTACTTCTGTATCTAATCTATAATTCTCTATATTTTTGAACATAATATTCACAATATTAATATTCAATCCTAAATAATCTGAGCATATTACATATTTTTCTGAATTAGAATTGCGACTCATGCATGGTTTGTAAAATTTAACACTCTTATAACTTTGAACGAGTATCCATATAAGATTGATAGTATATTTAGAAAATGTATCAAATATTTTACAGATAAAAGTACCACCCCTTTTTTGTATATTTAATGCCATGAATATTTCAGAATATATTAATCGTAAAGATGATTCTTCTTGATTTGAATAGTCTCTTGAATAATCAAATCCACCATCTGCTGTCACAATATCACAATTGTTCCTCCCTATTTCTTTTATAAATGAAAATAAATTTTTGACTCTATATAAATCTCCATCTGAATGATATCCTTTTAGCAATGAAATATTTTTTTTATATTTAAATTGATAATTCCATTTTGGAATATTATTATCTTTTGATAATAAAGTTATTCCATATAATTTTTCAATCTTTAAATTTTCATCAATAAATTGAATAAATCCACCCGGTGCTTCGCCCAAGCATGTAATAACTTTTTTATCATTATCAATTAGATTATTTTCATATAATATTTCTGCTATTTTATAATATGATCTGCTAATAGGTTTTTTTTTCGATATATTTTTTTTTAGAGTTGAAGATGTATAAATATATTCATAATCATGAATCATTTTTTTTACTAAATTCCATCTGTGATAACAAGTGTCAATTTTAGCCTTAATTGTAATTAAATTATTTTTATAAATTTTAAAATAATCTTTATCTATTAATATCTTTTTTTCTGAATAAGAATTGTCATTTTTGAATTTATATTCCATAACTATTATTAAATCATTTGATTTTTTTAAATATAAACCAATTATTGAGAGAACTCAAAAATTTAAGAGATTTATTCTCAGGTTTCAATAAATTAATAGATTCGGAATAATACAGTTTCATAGAAGAACTCGAATCATATATTTTTTCCAAAGAATCAAACATTACATTAAAATGACCCACGCCTTCTACAATTTCTGAATCTTTTAATATTTTATGATTGTTGCTTGTTTTACTTGATCCTGTAGGTAATTCGGGGACAAAACCATATTCAGACATAATATCTATAAATAATTCGAAATTTACTAAATATTCAGGTAATTCTTGTCCAATACTATTCATGTAAACCTTAATTTCTTTTCCAAAGTAGATATCTTTTCTATCTTTAGAATATTTATTAAAATCTGGATCTACTTTATCTTCCATTCTGATAGAATATATTTTATTACCATAATCATCTATTGCTTCAATTGATTGATTTGTCGAACTTTCTAATATTTCATTAACAGTGACTCCATCATAACAAGTTCCAATGAAATATCCATCTTTTTTACAGTTATCACTTAAGTTTTGAATATATGTCCTTAATGATAATTCAGACTTGAAATAATAGTGAATTGAGAATTGACTGAAAATACAGTCAAATCCACTTTTAGCCAAACCTTTGTATTTAGGAACTAATTTCCTTAATTCGGGCGATAGCTTCTTTTTACGATCATATAGAATATCAAGTAAGCTTCTATTGCGTTCTATATTATCACCTATTAATCCTTCTCCATTTTCAATATTTTTATTTGTATCATATTGTATAAACATACATTTTGGTTTATCCATATGTTCCAAGTATAATCTGTGAGCCGCTCTATTAATATCGCTTGATATATCTAAACCGAAGAGAAATTTCACTTTTGAACGATAGTTTTCTTTTCTTAGATATTTTTTGATATCTCCTCCTCGACCGATCGATGTATCCATGATTGATATTTCTTTTTTACCCAGTGAAAAACATAAATCAATGAGTATATCTTTTACAAAATTATGAAATTGTCGAAGGGATGTATCATTATGAATATCATTGGATTGAACATAATATGAATTACTTTTAATTTCATTATCCTTTTTAATTTCAGGTTTGTCTTTTCCAATAATAATATTTTCAGTTACTGGATTCATTATTGTATCCCAGATATTATTTGCAACTTGAAAATATTGCGGTTTTGTTTTATCTGTTCTTTCGCGTAAAGGAACCCATTGTGAACCAATTGGTTTTGTTTTGTCATATCTCATTTCATAAATTCCACCATCAATTATTTCAGATTTATCTTTAATACACATGATTTTATCTTTTTGTAGTGGGATATTGCATAAATGAATAGAATCAGACTCATTTGGTGGACTAAAAACTATTTCTCTTCTCCTTCTACCAGAATCATCTAATATTTCCCAAGTATAATCTCTATCTTCATCTTCCGCTTCATTGTATGCGACAAATAATCTGAATTGCTTACATTGATATGTTTTACGCTTATGAGTATAGGATGTTAATTTATCTACTTTTTTATCATTTACAATTTCTTTGACATATCGAACTTTAAAATCAATTGTATTTTCTTCTGGTGGCTTCCATTTATAATTTATTTCCCAAGTCCCAGAAATATTTGATACAGGAATATCATTATAAGATTTTACGGGTTTATACATGGGTAGGAAAATCAAACCATCAGTTGAATATTCATAACCATCTTTATTTATTATATCTAAGAGTTTCTTATTTACTTTCAACATCGAATTTTGATTAATGTATTTATTTGGATCTTTCTTATCTTTTTTAAGAACTTTTGGACCATCGTAATAATTTTTGAATCCAATTCTAATACAGTCATCCATATCTATTTTATTCTTTTCTTTAGACCATTTATGATAATAAACTCCATCTTTAATCTTATTTAATTCGATTGGTTCATATTCCATATTCTTTTTGAAAAATGCAATTGCTTCTGAACGACACATATTATTCTTAGTTGATGACCAAGGATATGTATATATATTATTTGGAATAGTTGAATCTCCCATCATCTCAAAATGATAGATATCGAAACACATATATAATCGAATACTATTTCCATTTTTATCTGTTGTAATATATTCTCCATCTAATATACAATTCTTATATTTTCCAAATTTCAAACCTGTGTGAATAACATCCAATTTTTGAGTTATTATATAACCCATACCTGTATTATCTATAATCAGTTCACCTCGAATACCATCTGCTTTTTCGGTCACTACATAAGATTTTAAGATTGTATCTGGATTTTCTGGATCTAAACATTTAAGATTCATCGAAACCGGTTGTGGTCCAATAAAATGGGTTTTTCCATCCAATTCGTTAATCAATTGATAATGTTCTATAATTTCATTCTTCTTTCTTAAAGAGATAAGAATATCACGAGAATTTATAATTCTTAGCAATATCATTGCTAATTGATTGAATTCTTGATTCACTAAATCGATGAGAATATTATCATATTTATACTTTTTCAATTTTTCATCTTGTTCGATATTATCTTCTTTATCTTGATAGTTAATAGGAACCGAACCATCTAAACCCATAATGTATTTGAATGGAACAGAAAATCTATTCTGGAATGTTTTCATATGTTTTTCATATCCTTTTCCTTTTTCTCCTATTTTTTCAAAATCTTCAATAGTCAGAGGAGGATTAATTTCGTAAACAACATAATTTTTCTCATCTTCTTCTTTAGAATGTAAGACCCAAGGAGCCCATGAATCAGTATGATTTTCTAAAACTCCATCAAAATATAATTTCCTTTTATTATCAATAATCCCCCAAAATAACCAAGATTTATCTGTCCAAAAATTCATATTAATAAGTTCATTCATTGGGTCACCCTTGATTGCGGCAGCTTTTGCCCATGGAGTGTTCATGGTCGGTTTTGTTTCTTTCTCATAATCATATGCTTCTGTAGAACCATAATAATCATCTGATAATTCACCTGTATCTATATAACATTCTTCATCATCATAATTTACATTATCATTTGGACTAAATGAAGAATCATTATTGAAACTAGTTAAAGCAAGTTGTTTTTGATAATCTTCTTCAGATATTGAAGAATCAGAAACAATATTATTCGAATATCTATCAAGTGGAAACTGTCCTTTATATTTGTGAGCTCCGATATATTCAACTTCACATTCGTATATTTCTTTTGAATTCAAAATGTTTGAACTTAATAAGGATTTGTATAAATCATATGTCTTTTTCTTAGGATTGTAGGGATTTGTTTTTACAATTGTTAAATCAATACGGAACAAACCATTTATATCGATAAAACTAAATCTCTTTTTATAGCGATAATGTTTATGAGATTTTGAGATATTATCTCTAAATTCCACTACTTCTCTATCTTTAGGGTCCATTTTAATTTCATTTTTGAGATTTACACGAAAATTGTAATCACTATTAATAATAGTGTTGTATTTTAACTCTTTATTTTTTGGATCTTTATAGAAACCCTTTTTTATATATTCAACATTTGTTACATTTGTAAGATTATTACTTTTGCAATATTCTTTGATTGATTGTAAACCCTTTATTGTACATCGTAAATCCGATAATCCTGATTTTTTTAATTTTACATATTGCGTTTTGATATCCAATTCAGATGCTTCAAAATTATCTTTATATGTCTCCCTACAATAGTTTAGAAGATCTAAAAATTGTTTCTTGGAAAGTGTATGTTTGGGATGAGAACCATAAATCCATTCAAGTTCTATATTTGAAGCAATCAATGCTCTCTTCATATATTCTTTCATAGTTTCATGATTTTGTTTACCATGATTAACATCAAATGTATTCATTATATATTTGTATAATCTATTATATTTTTAAATATAATCAAATTTACATTATAATTTTATTCTTAGATATAATGTAGATTAAAAAGATAAATTACTAATTAAGATGGATCTTTACTTCTAGTAGAATTATTTACTTTTGATGTATTATTTCCAGTAGATTGTGTCGGTTTATCATCATCTGTATTCATACCCATACTCATATTGGATATATTATCTAAATCTTGCTGTCTATTATTAGATGATTCAGGTAGAGTATTTGCTAAATTATTATCAATTGTATTTTTTGGTTGTAGATAATCTTTATCTTTTACTGGTTGTTCTAATATAGATTCTTCTTTAAAAGCATCTTCTGGTTGATAAAAATCATAATCCGGTAATAATTCATAACTTTCATTTGCTTTTACATCGAAATATTTACCACCTGATGTAATCCCTGGGTTTCTTCCTGGGAAAATACCCGTAACTATATCATCAACGGTTGGACAATTACATTCCTCTTTTTCACATGGAGGACATTCTTTTGATTCTGGACAAGTTAAATCAGGACATTTAGGACATTCTCCTTTATCCCCACAATCTGGACATTTGGGACACTCAGGACATTCTTTCTTTTCTTTTAATATATCTATTAAATTTTGATCCATCTGACTTGTATTCTGATAAGAAATAATCATCATCGAGATTATAAATATACCAACAAACATAAACATGAAAAATCCCATGGAAGTATCTAATGGTGAAGTATACATATATGACATTATATAAATATTAAAATATATTATTTCTTCTTATAATTATTTATAACTAACAAAAAATATTTTTCTATTTTTTCTCATTAATTCATCTGATAATTCTAATCGACGATATGCATTAAATGACATACCTTTTAACATATTAATAATAAAATGAATACAAAATATACCACATTGATTATTTGCATCTTGATATGATTTATTATTATAATGATAAATTGTTTTCTTTTTGTTTTTCAGTTTTTTTATGAATTTATCTAATTCTTTTGGCGGTTTATTTCCATAACTATCAAAAAAGTATATTGAATTTACTTTTTTTCTCATACGAATAAATAATGAGATCCAATGTTCGCCACCACCCTTACTTGTGTCCGTATTAAATACAATTGCGATATTTCTTATACCATTATTATAATAATTATCTATATCAAATGAACACATTTTTTGACTAACATCACATTGTTGAAAATCTATCGGAAATGCTCCCATAAATTTAAAATCTTTGTGTAATCTATTATATTGGTTTAGACAATTTTCAATATCACTTGTCGATAACCATTCTTTAAGAGTTTTCCAACTATTGGGCATCAATGGTTTAAAACTATTTCTAAATTCTTCCATATCACTTTCTGTCAGATTATTTTCAAACTTATCAAATGTCAACCAGCAAGCTTCTTTTTCACAATCGCTAATTTTTTTCATTACATCTGAAATTTCTTTATGTATTTTTTCTGGATCTAAAGACAAATCAATATTACAATCAATTTCAGAAGACTTATTTAATATAGTAGCAATTTTTTTTAGTAATTCATGTGATATACAAGAGTTGTGTTTGTTTTTTGAAGATGTTGGAGAACAATCTGAACTAACAAAAAAATCTTTTTGAGATTTTTTTAATTCTTCTAAAAGATCTTCCATATCTACTATAATATATATTTAAAAATATATCAATATTATGATAAATAAATGAGTGCTTGCAATTTTTATGATAAAAAATCTATCATATTTGATAATCTTCAACTACTATTTCAAGAATATGTTCGAATGGAAGAATCTTCATTACAAATAAGAGCCGAAAGAGATCTTGAAATGAGAAATATGTCAACAACTATTCGATCGATGGAACAAAATGATAGCGAAAACTGTAATAAATTTAAAGAAATGGAAAAACAGATTCAAAATTTATTAAAACAGAATCATGAATATGCGGAAATGATTAATAAATTACAAGAAAAGCTTTCTTTGGCAGAAGAAGAACACGAAGAAAAGAATAAGTTTGATATTTTAAGAGTTCAAGCAAAAGAACTATTTATAAAAGACAGAGAAATAGATAGATTAAATAAATTACTGAATGCAATGAAAAATAAAGACAATACAACTAAAGTAGAGACAATTATTGATCAAATCAAAAATGTTAAAAATAAAGGTACTATGAAAATTCAATATGCAAAGAAACCTAGTCCTGTGCCAGACCCTGAACCTGAACTAGAATCTGAGCCTGTTCCTGAGCCTGATCCTGAGCCTGATCCTGAGCCTGAGCCTGATCCTGAGCCTGATCCTGAGCCTGATCCTGAGCCTGATCCTGAGCCTGATCCTAAGCCAGAGCCTGGGCCTGAGACAGAGCCAGAGCCAGAGCCTGAGCCAGAGCCAGAGCCTGAGCTTGAGCCTGAGCCTGATCCTAAGCCAGAGCCTGAGCCTGAGCCAGCAAAAGATAAAGGAGAATTATCAATAGTGATTCATGGTAAACAAAAGAATAAATATTTTGTTTATGAGAATGAAGATCCACAAAGTGTATATGAATATAAGGGAAAAAATACCCCTGGTAAAATTGTTGGTGTAAGAGCTTTGAATGCTAAAGGAAAATATAGAATAAAATTCAATTAATTTATCTATTAAGAAGTTCAATATATTTATCAACACAACTATCAATTGTTGAACAGTCTTTGAAAAATTTATCAAAAGTTTCTTTTTCTTTTTCGAATAAATTGATTAAACGCGGATCTATATAGTTTTTTTTGCAGACTGAAACTGTGTTATTAATTTTATCAGATACTTTTTTGAGTGATTCAGTAATAGAATCTGTTTTATTAAGATAAATTATAAAATGTAAATTGGCTGTAAATGTTCTAAAATTTTTACTGCTGAAATCTCCGAAACTTTTAAGATATTTATTTACATCTCTTGCTTTGAGTGTATAATTATTACCATTCGAGCAATAAGTAAATAAAGGTGTTTTTTTGGTTGTTCTTTTTTTATGTTTTCGAAAGGTTTTTGCGAGTTTTTTATTTCTACATGTACCTGTATTAAGAACTCCCTTTTTTCCTATAAATTCCAAACTTATTTTATCTTTTTCAATTTTCACATGTTCATTTAATAAAGTTGTAGATCCATAAGAATTATTATCTTCTGTATATTTATCGTTTCCTATTCGTATTCCACAATTAACAACTAAATACAATGAAGAAGCGATTTGTTTTGTCTTAATATCATCTGAATCTATATCTCTATTAATCTTTGAAATCATTTTTTTATAAACATTTCCAAATTTATTAAGATTCTCAAACTTTTTGATACTTTGTTTATTCGTGTATTTTGGATTATAAATATATTGTAATCTATCTTTTGAGTCTTTACCAATGGCAAGTATTTTGGATTTTTTATTTTTATTTATTTTAACATCATCGTATGCTGGTGGAATATATATATTTTCTATATATTGAACCACTGTCTTATAAGGAACAGATTTGTTATTTTTATCAAAATATTTATATTTGTATTTGTTTTTACGATTATATACAATCTTTCTTACAATGAATTCCTTCATCTATATATATTAATTATATAATTGAAATGAAAAATATGAAATGTAGAGTATGAAATGTAAAATATTAATTTATTTTAAAGGCGATAATCTTATCGTTTAGTATGAAATTTAACGCCTAGATTTCTTTGCTCTCTTAGATTTCTTATATTTCTTAGATTTCTTATATTTCTTAGATTTTTTAGGTTTCTTTAATTTCTTTGTTCTTTTTGGTTTCTTTCGTTTCGACCTTTTACCCCCACCGGCGACGGCCTCCTCCCCCTCGATCTTCAACCACTTTTGGAATCCCTGCTCCATAAGGGAGGGCTCGCCCGACGGCTCATCGGCTGCAGCAATCGCGTCTCTTAGAACATCCGCCGCTTCATGATAGAGGCCCCCTCTCTTCGCCAAATCAGTAAGTTCTGGGGTGTCAAGTTCTTCGAGGCTAGCCCCCCCTCTCTCCTTCTGCCCATACTCGGGTCCGTATTTTTCTACAATAAGTTTAATCAGTGCTCTCTTGCGTTTATTGTTGTTCTTAATTGCAAGAATGTTAGATTTTATCACTCTTTTGTGTTTATCTTTCCTACCATTAGAATCTATGATAATTTCTAATGCATCTGCGTAATCTTGCATCTCATTCCAAACCGTATTGTATTCTCTTTGAGATTTTTCCGGGTCAGAATTGTTTATATTATCAGCAACAATCTTTTCGAGCTCTTGATACAATTTGCCCACTTTTTTCAGAAAATATTCGTTGAGTTTTTCTCCTAAATTGGGATCATTGGGATCTATTCCGGGAAAGTAAACCCAGGGGTTCGGCTGATCAAATACACCCTCCATTAAAGAAATTTGAGGCTGTCCGTGCATAAGATGGAGAGCACTGTTCACCGTGCGATAAGTATTCCACCATCTAGCATCTTGCATGCGGGTGCTTTTGGCTGCTCGATCGTAGTCTTCTTTTGTTGGCATCTTTATAATATATAAAATAAAAAAATATATATAAAATATGAAATTTAACGCCTAGATTTTTGCCCTTTTAGATTTTTTATATTTCTTAGATTTATTAGGTTTATTTAATTTCTTTGGGGATTTGTGTTTTTTAGGTTTCTTTAATTTCTTTGTTCTTTTTGGTTTCTTTCGTTTCGATCCTCCGCCGAACCCACCCATTATGGAATTCTCCTGTGCACGATCAATTAAATCATTTATATATTTTTTGGGTGAAGGGACTGCTTTCCCCACTGCTCTAACATTGTCTACTATAAATTTTTTCCCTCTATTTAAGAGAGATTTGCGCCCTGGTCCTCTGAGTTGTTTACCCTCTTTTAAACCCCCAACTTCCCAATTTTCGTATGCCACTTTGTAATCATTCAGAGCTTGTTTATATAGTCTTTTACACTCTTTAGGCGATTTTCCGCAGAGATTTCCAAAGCTCCCATTGCTAGGAGTATATAGTTTCTTATCGGGCCATAGGTGGGTGGGTGGGTCAATATATAAACCGGAATCCGCATTGCCCTCGATATCTCTTAAAATAGCCGTTGTATTCCATTTTCTACTAGCAGTTTCTTTAAGAGATCCTATATTTCTATTAATACTATCGCGAATTTCATTTAATGAAAAACGATCTGAAGTTTCATGCGGGGATTGCGTCCCGTAGTCTGGTACAACTAAATCACCTGTCGGCGCGGCTTCTTGTAATTGTTGTTTTTTACTTTCATATTCTTCTATGGTTGATCCGTTCGAAATAAGTTTAAACCCTGTATCGGTTTTTGTGAAAAAATCCATTGCATGATTGAGAGCCATTCTTCTCAATGGCCGCTTGTCTTCTTCTGTGGAGCTCGACATGATGCCGTTGAGCGTGCCCAAAAAAGCTTCAAGGTTACCCTTTAATCTCCTCAACTCTTCAGGTTCATCGGGTAAAAACATTTCAATCAATATATCAAGTATTTTATACAATACTCCGCCATTTGTATATAAATCACCGTTTGAATTCCCTCCCAATTTTTTTATGGTCTTTCTTAAAAAATGTTCAATTATTACCATACTTTCAAAAATAGACTCGTCTTTTGTTATAGCGTTAATATTTTCTGTTGTAAGGTCATTCACATACATGAGACCTTGCCTATGAAATGCATCAATATATAATCCTTTATTTATCTCTTCCAAAAAATATTTGAGATCCCCCCCTGTCAAATTTTCGAATTCTTCATCCATATACTATCTAATATATTTAAATTTGAATTAATAAATTAAACACCTTTATTTCTTATATCTCATAGATTTCTTTGCTCTTTTAGATTTCTTATATTTCTTAGATTTTTTAGGTCTCTTAGATTTTTTAGGTTTCTTTAATTTCTTTGTTCTTTTCGGTTTCTTTCGTTTCGATTTTTTACCACCTCCCCTCGCCCAGCTATCGTCGAATATACTAGGGCCCATCTCAGTCGTTCCAACCTCCCTAGATTTAGGACGCGTGTCGCCGTATTCCTTTATGTACTCCACCTCCTCCATCCCATCTGCGACATTATCCAAAAATTTCTTTTTTTTATCCTTTAATGAACGCGTTAATGATTTTTTAGCGGTTTTTAATGCACCCTTAGGATCATCCTTAAATTTTCTTAACTTGTCAGCAGCTATTTTATGCCACGACCGACCGTTTAACAACATTGTCTCCAAGTCATCTTCCCAAGTACTCTGTTCTTTAGTTTGAGCTGCAAAGTCGGGACCTTTGTCTTCTTGCCGAGACTGCGCCTCGAACTCTAATTCTTCTTGCCCCCCCCAGCTCCTCTAATCCTTCTTGCCTCGGCATCGCCTCTAACTCTAATTCTTCTTGCAACGATCGCCCTTGTGCTTTAAATTCCTTTAATTTTTGTTTGAGTTGTCTTTTGAATGTCCATGGTAAATTATTAATACCATCAATTTTATAATCTTCATTGATTTGGCTAAATCCTGTTATCCCCTCTTTTTCTAATTTTGTCTTTAAGTACTTATCTTTTTTTGGCCATTCTTCGGTTTTAAGTTTCTCTAAAAATAGAGATAGTTGGGCTTCGTCGGACAAGGGTGGTGGTTCATAATCTGGTACAGCAACCACTGGGAACTCATCCTCGAAATCATCATCATGATACAAACTCATTATATAATACTACATATATTAAATTTGATTTATTAATTAATTTCAATAATTAATAAAAATGATGAATAAAATAAACAAAGTGAAATGTTTGGAAATTTTGAAAACAAACGGATGTTGTGGAAATGTTAAATTATGTTCATTTATTAAACCTTCTTGTACTCTTCAAACTTTTGTATATAATAAAAATGAAAATCATTCTCATATATTAAAAGATAGAAAAATCATAAAATATACAAATATTGGTTTATTTGGTGATTTAAACCAACAAAAAACATTTTTATATAAAGATGATAATACATTATCGAAAATAGAATTTACAAGAATGATAAAAAAATATATTAATACAAGGGGATCAGAAAATTTCTTTGAGGATGAAGGTTATCAATGGAAACAATCAAGAAATTCAGTGTATTGGTTAGAATATTTGATTGAAGTTGAAAATTGTTTATTAATGAAAAAATCATTCTATCTTTGGGGTTTAACTTATCCTGAAAGATTAATTTTAAGAGAAAAAGATATTTCAACAGTTCAAACTATTAAAAGATTATGGATCAATGAATGTATTAATAAACTCACCGATTAACGCACAGAGCACACAAATAATTTTGTTCCAAATTATTTACATTTGAGATGCGTTTATATAATGGCAATTTAGGAAATCTGGTTTTGTGTGTCCAAGAATCTGAATTTTCATACATCATTCGGCAATATGAATCATCACAATTTTCTTTGTGTAAGTTCAAAATCAATTGATAATTTTGAATATTTTCCGGATAATTTTCTTTCTTTATTTTTTCTGGCGCCCAACCATAACAATATGGATCAATATATTGATATTTTCTACACCACTCTATCATCTTTTTATCATATGATTTAGTTATTTCTTCGATGTTCTTTTTACCTAGAAGTTTTCTCAAATCTATTGCACTCTTTTTTTTCTCTTCTTTTTTATCAAATTGTTTGTTATTGAATTTATCAATTGTATTTGAACAACAATAATCACACATTCCACAATTATTCGAAAAACATATTGCACTGTTTGTAAATTTCATTTATAACTGATAAAAAAATCTATATATAAAATCAAATTTTTTAATTTATAATATCAATGTAATAATTATTAGATTCGCCCATAATTAACAAATATGGATAATCAAGATCAATATCACCATCATCAAATAAACCATAATCAGATAAAGCTTCTTCAATCCATTCTAAGCTGTATTGTCCTCTACAATTTATACCTTTATCACTTTCATCGTATATCAGATTAACTACTCTTAATTTCTCCATTATTGGAGCATCTATTGGCATTCCATCTCCATAATCTTTCAGAAGAAATCCTTCTTGTAAAAATAGAATCTTTCTCATCAAATCAAAATGTTTATCACAATTTTCTTTTTCAAGAGTCGTAAGTTTGTACCATTGTTTCTTAAACTTTTTTATGTGAGGAGTATTTTGAATATGATACTTTCTTGCTTCACATTCTAACATATTTCTTCTTTCTTTTTTTAAGATTTTTAGAAAATATAAGACCAATTCAGGGTCTTTTAAATAGTTGATCACAGATATTCCGACCAACTCAAACCATGTGAAACTCATAATATATTAATGCAGTTATAGATTTAATTATATCTCTTAAATCTAAATTTTATTTCTTTAATCAAATTTATTTCTTAAAACCACGATTGATGGATCTCTTCATCTTTTTCATTATTTTAGGACCTCTTTCATTCGATACGGGTAATTTTATTTGAGGAGCACATGTTTGTGATTCTTCTTCTCGTGGTACTTCTACTCGTGATTCTTCTTCTCGTGGTACTTCTACTCGTGATTCTGTTTGTGGAATTTTCACAGCTTTCGAATGAGGTGAGTTAGATGGAGAGAAAACTGGCGAAGAGACTTCTCCCTTTATATATTCATTGAATTTTCCCCTGATTGTTTCTCTTTCCAAATGTTCAATATCATGTGGAATTATAGAACATAAGATACCATATATTTTCTTTATCACCAAAACTAAATCTTTATTTTCTTTCTTCGATAAGTTATAATTCACTATATCTAATCTTGATATCAATTCACGGGAGGCCATTTCTATATCTTCATGACATAGGGTTGAACTATTTGAACTATGTAGTTCATTTAAAATTTTATAGATGCATCTTTCATCTAAGTTTTCGAAATCAAAGTACAGATATCCAATTGGGTTTTCTGTTACAATAATGGATATCATATTATTTTATGAATATAAATTAATCTAACTCGTTTAATCAAATTTATATAATATATATATATATATATGAAATTTTATAAGGATATTTCTTATTTAGCATCTGTAATATCATTTTTTACTGTTTTAAAGGATGTTTTGAAAAGTTCTAGTAATGATTTTGGACATATACAAGTTAGAGAATCTATAGAAGAAGAATATAGTAAATTAAAAGCTATTTTAGATTCTGGGAGCAGTGAAGTCACAGGAATTACAGAAATCTCAGAAGTAACAACCCCCCCCCCTGTCAATCAGGGTCCACCTCCACCTCCTGTTAAGCAGGTTCCACCTCCACCTCCTGTTAAGCAGGTTCCACCTCCTCATCGGCCTGAAAAATCAACCGTTGAATCTGAACAAGAATTATCTACAGAAGATGATGATGATGATGATGATATAAAATTATTTGAGGAGGAACCACCTCCTCGTCGGCATACAATACCAACAGTTAAATCTGAACAAGAATTATATATAGAAGATGATGATGATGATGAAGATATACAATTATTTGAGGGGGAGTGGCGTGGTGGGGGAGGAGGTGGAAATATTTCCGCAATAATTAATGAGTTAGAATCAATTATAAATTTTTTCAGTAGTTTACAAAAGTCCAATATTACTGAAAAAATGGAAAAAGTTAAAAGTTTTTTGAGTAGTTTCAAAAAGGAATTTCACGGTTCGATAAATAAGAAAGAATATACAGATGAAGAAAGAATACAAATGGCTAATACTGATATAGGGAATTTTGAAAGATTTCATGAATCATACAAGGAGGGGAAGGCTAGAGCAAAACAGCATTGGGCAGGAGTTCGTGGATTTTTAAGTAATGAACCTACAGCGGCAGAAATAGTTTTTGGATATAGTCAAAATGATGCAGATAGTGCTCCTGTAGAACAGGCAGATACTGATGGTGATACTGGCGCTGGCAACTTGTGGGGTGGCGGGGGGGATAGCGGCCAAGACCCTAGAACTGAAATCATAGAATTAATAAATAATTTAACCGGATTGATAAATTCAAAATTGAGTGATTTTAAACATAAATATATAAATAAATATAAAGAAGAAAAAACCAGATTATTTAATAAATTTTATGGAGGTGAATACTCGAAAAAATTAAATACATTAAGGAGGACCGTTTCCATGGGTGGCGGTTTAAAAGATTATCCTACTTTTCGTGATTTAGAAGAAGAAAAAAAATATTACTATAAAAAGACTCTAAAAAAACCAAAATGGAAGAAGCCAAAAAGAACAAAGAAGCCAAAACGGAAGAAGCCAAAACGGACAAAGAAGCCAAAACGAACAAAGAAGATAAAGAGAACAAAGAAATACAAAAAGTAAAAGATAAAATTTTTATATAATTATATATAAATGACAACTAAGTCGGAAGTTCCCACTCCCGTTCCGAAAAATATGAAAGAAATGTTTGTATATTTCGATAAAGATAAGAATAAAAGACTCAATGAAGCTGAATATACTGAATTTTTATTAGCCGTGCGTGCCATTGAGAGAAAAGATGAAGCAAATGAAATATATAGTGCAATCTGTGAAGATTTCAGAGTTAACTATTCTGAGGGTATTTCTCTCATGACATTACAGGAGATTTATAATCAAGTTGGGGATTTGGATTTGGACTTTGGGTATTTCAAAACATATTTGAGGGCAAAAAGCAGAGAGGAGAATCGGAGAGAGAGAGAGGAGGAGGATGCGCAGAGTGAGGGAAAGAGCGTTATGGAAAGACTCGGGGCACGCTATCGCCCGGATTTAGAGAGTGATAGACAGAGAGAGAATGATAAGAAGGTAGAAGAGTTCACAAAGAAATTTAATGTAGGTGTACCTGATGCGCAACGCGCTCTCCGCGAAAGTGGCTGGGATTTTAAAAAAGCAGTAGATAAATATGAGAGGATGATAAAAAAGAAGAATGAAGAACAAGAAATTATTGATAAATACGGAAATATGGCTCCAGATTCACTCGAGGCGCATGAATATTTTGATAAATTGTCAGATGAACTGAGAAAACAAAATAAGAATGAACAAGAGATAGAAATAATGGTTTTAAGAGAAAAAGATAAGCTTTTATTAGCTCATTATCTTCGCAACGAGCAACTGCAGAAGGCTGCGAAAGAGAAGGCGGCCTCGGACAGGGCAGCTCAGGGCAATCGTAAGTACGAACCCATATTTCCGACTTTTGCATCTCTCGAACTTCCTGATGATGAAGTGCTTGCGGAGTTAAATAAAAAAGTGGGAAGTGGTGGGGGTAAAAAAACAAAACGGAAGAAGCCAAAAAGAACAAAGAAGCCAAAAAGAACAAAGAAGCCAAAACGAACAAAGAAGCTAAAGAGAACAAAGAAATACAAAAAGTAAAAGATAAAATTTCATATATAATTATATATATATAAATGACTTGATAAGTCAGAAATACAAAATATGTTTGTATATTTCGATAAAGATAGTGTTAAAAGACTCAATAAAGATGAAAACAAATTAATCTAACTCGTTTCATCAAATTTGTATGTATATACATAAATGTTGATTATTAATCTTTAATTTAAATTAAAGATTAAATTAAATTATAAATGGATACAGCGAGACCCCCTTCTGAATCAGAAGGACAAGATTATGATTCTGACCCCGAAGTACAGTGGCGACATTATATACAGAAACATATGAGAGTACCCCCTTTGTACGATCGTGGAACAAATGACGATAAACAAGAAATAGATTTTCCCGGTAGTGAAGAACTATCTGAAGAAAGGCCTAGGTTTCAAGTAAAATTACCCGAATTTAATTTACCATCTAAAGATGATTTTTCGGCTGCTGTTAAATCTGCTAGTTCTGGGATTACTGGTGCGGTTGGTTCTGTTGGCCAATCTGTTTCTAAAGCTGCTACATACTTGAAAAACAGTTATAGAAATACTGATAGTAATTCCGACCTTCGATTTTATGGTAATTTTTTGTTACATTTATCTGATGTATTGGGGGATTTAAAAATACTAGATGGCTCAAAAATTATCAAATATTACAATAGTAAAGTATTAAGTAATATTATTGTAATATTAGAAGTTATATTAAATGGGTTTATGGTATCAGAGACCGAATTACAAATGAAAGGAGGATATTCAAAATATATGTTATCCATGATTTATAATAATTTAAATGATTTATATGAGTTTTTTTGCGATTTATATATGTTTTTTTACGATTTGGAAAAAGCATCTGGTTCTGAAACTGAAGGAGAGCTGGCGGGTAAGATCGATGAAATGAAGATAAAAGTAGGTGATTATCATTTGAAAATATATTTATGTATAGACGATATTATGGATATTTTTAGATTCTGCATTCAAAATTATACAGGTTTATTCGGTAACATAAATCATTATTTGTATTCAGGGGATTATGTATCAGAAGGGTTGAGTTTGGACATACCTGGTGTTACAGAAGGGTGGGGGGATCTGAAGGGGCAGTTGATTGCGATGGAGAAAGAAAAGGATAGACTATGGGAAAACTTGGTAACCGCGAGACAGAAGAAAGTTGATGCCTGGAAACAGGTGGTAGAGCGCGCGCGTGTGGCTAGGGAGGGGACAAATACCAGTCAATGGCCGGATAATGTGAGGGATGATTGGATGCGCCAACGCGACAGCTTAAACCACAATATAGTCAGTGCTGAGAGTGCTGAGCGGGAAGCGCGAGCTTCTATTGATTTATTAAAGGAACAAATTAATACGAAAAACAGGGCATCGATGGAAGCTCTGATTAAACACTATGAAGATATAAATTTCCCCGGAACGGGGGGGGCGATAAACGAAAATATACACTAATTGTTTCATCATTAATGCAACCAATAACAGGTGATATTCTTGTTAGAAAAGAAAGAGTGGAAAAAATGGTTGAAATGCTGAAACAATTTGATAGCGGTTTAAATGAAGACTCAGAGATATTGAAATCTTATAGAGAAAAACAGAATGGATATATAGTTAATTTTGTAAAAACTATAAATGAAGAATATTCTGATGAATTTAAACAATTAATTGATTCGATGGATATCCCTGGCTATACTAAAGATATAATCAAAGATTTGGCGGTTAATGCCGAGAAGGAAAAAAATTATAAACAAATAGTAGAAGGTATCCTTGAGGATCGCGTTAGTGGGCTAGCTTCGAAGTCAAGAAGTTTAAGAAGAAAAATGGAAGATTCATACAGAAAGATGAGAGCAAGAACTTTGGGAGGTGGTAAAAAAAAGAAAAAGTATAAAAAGACCAAAAAAGGAAAGAAATATAAAAATAGATCCCAAAAAACACAAAAAAAACATAAGAAATTAAAGAAAAATAGATCGTATAGAAAACCAAAAAAATCTAAAAAACGAAAAATTGTAAGAAATCTAAGTGTAGGATTTGATAAAATTTAAACATGATATCCTTTATCTGATATGATATTACCACTCTGACCAGCATCTCTCATCCAATTATATGATGTTTCATTTGTTCTGTAATTATTAAATAATCCTGGTCCAAACCAGGGTTCATTGAATTCTGTAGATGCGCTATTATTTACATAACAATTTGAATCTTTATTATCTGTGTCATTTACAATTCCATATTTATTCCATTCAATTTTATACTTATCACAAAATGAAGGTGATTTGATATTCACCTGGTTTTGCGGTAAATACATTTCTAGATATCCAGATAAATCTTTTTTATCTAAATTTTCTGTTGTTTGACTCGATATTGATGAAGGTAAATATACATTTCTCAGACTGTTTAATGTGTAAACACCGGTTAGATCTTCTTCAGTATACTCTAATGTATTTTCAGAAATACCAATCACTCTAAAATTGCTTTGATAGTATGTATCGAATAGCTTATCGATATTATTATGAAACATATCTTCATCAAATAAAATTCCAGAATTTTTATATTTTACATCATAATTATTCATTAAAATAGGATTAGATGCTGTTTGAACATTTAGATAATTAATATAAATATCATTGTTTAAGATAACAATATCTGAAATGATCCTTATTGTATAGTAGTTTTGAATATCATAAATAAAAAAATCAATAAAATATCGCTGATTATTATTAGATGATATCATCACATAGACATTTTCAATACCTTTTATATAAAAATCATTCTTAGAAATCTGATTAATTCCCGAAATTATATTTTTTAAGATATCAGCTAATTTATTATCCATTTCAGAACTGATTGTAGAACGATTATAAATATATTTTTGACATGCTCCTTGTAGATATATTTTATGACCACTTGAAACTGAATTTAATATCATTAATAATCTATGTTCTGGTTTTACAAATCCAATATTTGTTTCATTAATCTGTTTCCCTTGATACAATGGCTTCCTGTTATGACTCAATGCATAAAAAATTATAATTATTGATAAGATAAACAAATATAGATATATATTTTTCATATTGTAATTATAATTATAATTATATTTTTAATTCTACTAAATCTCTATGTTTGCCCACAAAATTGTTAATAAATCGATAAGCTGTTTTCACATTGTTTTCATTATTTCCTCCTGTAATTATCGCTTTTCCACTTTTAAATACGGCAACTGTTATCCTTTTGCATGTATTATTTTTCCCTTTACCATTACAGGGTTTATCACAATTACATATTCCTTTATTATCTATCATTTCATTATAATAATATTTAATATTAACTCCCGGATAAGTACACGGCTCAAATGATGAGAAATAACCTTCTTCTATAATTTTTTCATTTAGTTTTTCTCTATTGATAGGAAATCCCAAGTCAAAATCACAATTGATTAAGGCTGTTTCTAATTCCGAAGAAGATTTTACTGTATTATCGAATATTTCTTTTCTTTTCATATCATCTAATTTTTTTATTTCATTAATGAATAATTGAATTGTATCATTTCCCATATTCAATTTTTTTATTCCAGTCATTTGTATACGACCGTTATTAAATATTTTCATATTTACGAGTTTTTCAGATAGCATGTGAATAGTAACCTGATTGAAGAAAGCATTTGTTGGTGGTTTATCTATTTTACCCTTGTATGAATCTCCATACTGAATATACTTTATTTTTTCAGATAATTCTATATTTTTGTATAAATATTTCAAATCTATATTAGTGTCTAGTTTTCCAATTTGAACCATTGTTGAAATTTTCAAACCATCGCATCCCAAATACATTCTTACAATTATTATTTGATAATCAATCTTTAAATCTAAATCAAATTTATTTAAAACTAAATTACAAAATTAATTTTCCTCATCGGCAACTTTTTCCTCATCGGCAACTTTTTCCTCATCGGCAACTTTTTCCTCATCGGCAACTTTTTCCTCATCGGCAACTTTTTCCTCATCGGCAACTTTTTCCTCATGAGAATTCGAAGGTCTTGGTGTCATTGAATTATCTTCATCTTCAGAATCGGAATCATCAGCTTTTGATTTCATCATTTGGGCATTCATAAATTCATTAAACTGTTCCATACCAAATAGTTCACCATCCTCTTCATCTTCATCATCATCCTCGTATTCTAGACCTTTTTCTACTCTTTCTTTATTCACTAAATCTGGATTTAACATGAAGGTCAGGTCTTCCATAGCATCCCTTAATCTATCACGATCCATTGAAAACATATTTCCATCTTTAATCATTTCGAGGATTGATTCTTTCATATCATCATATACCTCGATTTTCTTTCCCTTGGAATCGATAAAATCAACTATTGAAGAGTGAAGATTTTCAATCGTAATAATTGTAAGTTTATTCATTATATAACCTTTAGTTATAAAATAATTATTATTTTAACCGCAATAAATATACTATGGATATTTATGATTTAGAATCAAAATTGAATAATATATCTATTGATTTAAACAAAGAAAAACTAAAACTAAAAGAAATTTCGAAGAAGTTTTCTGAATTAGATCATGATAATGAAATAGATGAATATAAACTTAAAGAAAATTATTATCAATATTTTTCAGATAGTGAAAAAAAATACATGCGAGAAAATGATAAATATAAAAAATTGATTTCTGGTTTTTCAAAAGCTTATCTGGAAATGAGCGATTTTTATGTCGGTCCAGAATTGCCTAAAGATACTATTACATTTTTGGATTCATCGAAGGATATTGAAGTTTTATATTTCTTATTCTGTATGAGTTTATTTTTAAAATGATTCCGTAAATTATCAAATATATCCTTATCATAATTCAAACCATATTTTTTGATATACTTATTTTTCTTGATAATATAATCATTATTTATATAGGATCTAGTAATTTTAAATATAAAAAAGAAGATTCTTTCACAAATAATTGATAATAATACTCTATTTTGATAATTTTTATAGAATAGTATTTTTTCAATAAGTAGATTAATAAATGGAGTTCTAAAAAAAATAAGAATACTTAATTTTTTGTATTTAATATAATTTTTTATTAATCCTAGAAATGGTATAATTAAATAATATTTATTCATAATTAGTATATATAATATTATTTCTTAAAGTAATTTAAAGATATTATCTTCTTTTGGTTTTTTTTGACTTTTTAGGTTTCTTTGACTTTTTAGGTTTCTTTGACTTTCTATGTTTTTTTGATTTCTTTCTTTTTGATTTTTTACCTCCACCGCGAGTATTAGTCTTTACAGATTCCGTTTCTCCCTTCCATTGTTCGCCCGTACCAACTTTGACTAATTTCCCTTCTCTGTGAGCTTTTTCTGCAACATTTTGATATTTCGACATAAGTTCGGCCAATTTCCCAGATTCATTATCGGATTTTAATTTTTCAAACCAATTTACATTGGAAATCTTTTTATTCTCCGCGTTTTGAATAAATTGATACAAAAAAAGACTTATTCCTGGTTCTTTGTAATTTTGTTCTTTCAAATAATTCTTAAGTTCAGAGATAATATGGGGTTCTATCATTTTTTCCAGATGTTTGCTTACTTCGGTAAGATATCTAAGTCTTGCTTCTGGTAGGTCAAAATCTGAATAATTTTGTAGCAACAATTCATCAAGTGGAATTTCAACTTCATCGGACAGAATTGGTCCATATACATTAATAAAATCATTTGAAACACCCTGCGAATATCCTAAAGTTTCCAAATAATTTTTCATACTACTTAATGTACTCTCCCTCTCGGCATCAGCCAGCGCCTTTTCGACTCTCTGTTGTTCAGCCAGTGCTTCAATCTCCTCAGCCGCCAACCGTTTCTCCTCGGCCGCCTTCTCCTCGGCTGCTCCCTTATCAACATCTTTTCTCAAATCCGCAAGGACAGATTCCAGATTGGCCAATTTTAGCTTTGCTTTCTGATTAGCTTCTTTTTGTTCTTTCCTTTTCTTGTCGTCCATATATTATATTATATTACATTAAAAATTTGATATAAATATAATTCTCTTATAAATTATATAAAATGGACTATAAATCTGAAATTAAGGAATTATCGGTGAAAACTGAAATTAATTTTGATGAACTTTTAGAAATGATTTCCGTATTATATCAGAAAAAAAATAATACTGAAATTACAGACAATGCGGGATTATCTATATTAACGCAAATTTTAGGAGAAAATGGAAAAGCAGCGGCATTAGCCGTACACAATTCCAAACAATTACAATGTGTTCTGCGTTGGGTTTATAAAGTTGAAGATGGAGAAGGATATCTTATTGCTAAATAAAAAATTTAAATGATTTTGCAATTACATTGAGGATATTTTTCATATAATTTTTGAATACTTAATTCTTTCATTTTGGCTTCTATCATGATATCTATTTTTATATCATATTTTTCCGGAATTTCTAAAAGATATTTTGGAAGAATATCAATATAATCACTGTGTTTTCCTATTTTACCTATTCCTTGCTCTGAAACATGAAATTTAGGTTTAATATTCTTTTTTTCCCATGTATTTAAAATGTAAGGAATGTATACTGAAGGATCGTAAAACCCTTCATCTGGATGTAGTTTCTTATAGCATTCAAAATGATGTGTATCCAATACTATAGGAACGCCTGTTTTATCGTGTATTCTTAAACAATCGAGTATAGAGTAACATTTTTCACAATTTTCGAGAACTAATCTTTTTTTTATCTTTTCTGGCAGTTTATGATAGTTATCACACCATCTTTTAATTGTAGCCTTTTTATCTCCATAAACTCCTCCACCGTGAATAACCATTACAGAATTCTGATCTAGTTCCATTATATCCAATACATCTGAATGATATTCTAGATCAGCTAATGTCATTTTAAGAGTTTTTGGATGAGGTGTGCCTAGATTATTGAACTGTCCTGGATGGAAAGTTAGACGATGACCTTTGCTTTTAGCATATTTACTGATTTTTTTAAGATGTTCGATTGCAAAATCATATGTATAATCTGGGACTTTTGGATTTGTCTTATGTTGGAACATTTCACTTGACAAACGAAATACTCTTATTCCATTCTCTTCGTTCCATTGTAACATTTTATAAAGATCTTCCAAATTTGCAAGTATCCTTCTCTTTAGTTCATCGATCCCTTTTTCATCAATGATTCTTACAATAATTCTTCTGGCCGCATAAATGGGGGGTTTTTTCTCTTTTAAAGTTATATTCATACAACATAATCCTAATTGAACGGTTCTTTCTTCTGACATATTCTATATGTGATATGTGTTTTACTTGCATAAATTATCAAATTTATATATTTCTTCAGTCTGTTTTTACGAGAGTCTTCGAATTAGATATCATATTAGAAATCTGTAAAGCTAAGATAGAACCAAAACTACTGTATAGGGAATGTTGTAGATTCTTCGAATGATAATTAATATCTGTGCAAGCATTACATACAATATCTCCTCTAAAGAATATATTTAAGATAGTATTGCATCCATACCAGTTACAAAAACAATTTGAAATGTAAGAAATTCCAGATACTGATACTATCGGAGTTATAATATGTATCAAACAAGATTTTAGAAGTATCATTTACTAATAAAGTATTCAATAACTTTAAATGATCTTAAGATAATTCATCTACGGTAGAAGTTATAAATATTTATCGAAGTATTTGATATTAGATATGTCTAATTTTTTTACAACACAATCATTTGATTTGGATTTATCTAGATTAGCTTATCAAGAAAATAATAAAGATATTCCTAAAAAAAATTTCAATATTGAAGATCATATTAGTTCTGAAATGATGATCAATACACAGAATTCATTTGAACGGAATAATGAAAGAATTAACGGTTTGAATAATGAAATTGCAGAATATAAAAAAAAACTAAAAGAAATACCTATTCTGAAGAATGAAATAGTTTCCTTAAAAATGAAAATTACGGATTTATCATCTAAAAATAATCTACTAAATTCAGAAATTAATAAATTAATCAATAAAATTAATAAATTAGAATGTGAAAATAGTTCACTCAAAATTTCTTCAATTGATAAAAATATTGATGGAGAAATTCTCATTGAAGATGAAAATAAAGGAATAAATAATGAAGATAAAATTGAAGATATCCCCATTGATGAAGAATATATAACAATTGATATCGAACAAATAAAGTCAATTTTATATAATAAATTGACAGCTTATCATGAAGAACATATAGAAAAATTAATAGTAAATTATGGTTTGGTCAATAATGGAAAAATTGAAAAAACCAAATTATCTGAACTTTTATTGAAAGCGATTCATCTATGAACATTTCGAAGACCTTTGCCATTCTTTATGCCAGAGCAATTTACGCAATCCTCACAATTGGAACAATTTTTACAATCGATACAATTGGAACAATTCGAACATTGAATACATTTTTGACAATCTGAACAATTGGAACATTTTGAACATTTACAACATCCATTGCATTTAGTGCAACTAGTGCAATTGCAACAGCAATCACAATTTTTACACGATTTACATTCCGAACATGTTTTGCAATTTAAACATTTTTTACATCTACAACAATTATTACAACTATTACAAGAATTACAATCTGTACAAGAATGACATTTTGAACAACTATTACAAACGGAACATTTGTGACAATTTTTACAATTATGACAATGTGTCGATAAATGGGTTTGATGTGAATTATTACATTTCACATTTGTATCATTCGTTCTTCCACAAGTTCTACATTTTTTTTTATGAGTATTTCGACTATTATTTCGAGCCGTTTTCATATATATATAATAGAAAATATTTAAATATTTAAGAAATATTAATAATTAATTAGAATGACATTTAAAATTGAAGAATTTATAAAAGATGTGAATCGTATTGATATTAATTTTATGTCAAATAATAATCCATTAATGTCTATCAGGCATTCAGAAAAAATAGTTGAAATTATAAAATCATATTTTCATACATATTCTATTCTTAAATCTTTATTTATTGATGTTATTGAAAGAAACAATAAAATTTCTTGGGGATTTAATATTTATTTAAGATGGTCTGAAATAATGAATGAATCAATCGATAAAATTGAATTAGTTACGGATGAAGCCAAATCACTATTTGAATATAATAAGAATTATCTTATAGAATTAAGTAATACAAAGTATTGCATTTGTTATAAAACAAACGATTCTGGAAAATCATATTTGAATTTTGTGTTTATAATCTGTCGTAATAATAATGGTCTTTGGGAAAATACTCCAATAAAAAAAACAAATCATTTATACATTTGTGGTAATAAAATTTATAATGGTTATTCTCTAATTAGTGAAGATTCTAGCAAAAACATTCAAACATTCAAAAGAGAATATGAAAAATTATCAAAAATTCATAGCATAAATTCAATGGATATACTTCCGGAATTTAGTGTGAAATTTAATTGGAATGAAGATTATGGTACACATTATTCAAAAGATAATTATTATGAGAATATAGAATATATTAAGGAAATTTTGTATAATATTAAAATGAATAGTATACAAACAGAAAAGAAAGCATATAAAAATTATACTCATTTTAAAAATGGCGAAGTAGATCATGAAAATTTACAATCGATTGTTAAAAAATCATCAGCTGGTGTTTGTGGATGGGCAGATGCGAATATGAATTAATCAAGTATCATTTTATAAATTGTTCGTTGATGATTATTATCTATTGTTCGGCGGGAATCTCTTACTTCTATTTTCCATTGAATTGCTCTTTTATTTGCAGGAGTTAACTCTCTGTATATTTTCTTTCTATTTGTTTTTCTTATAAAAATAACAAAATTAACTTTTTTCAATCTTGTATTATTATTTGGAGTTTTATGTAAAACTATTAAGTTTTTCATGATATCATCATGGTATCTATTTTTATAGTTATATATTTTATGATTATATTCTTTTAAACATTCTTTGTAATTTGAATGATTCTTAAAAATATAGTTATCATATAAATAAAGACTCACATCATAATCTAAATAATCTAAGATTGTACGCATTTACATATTGATTCTAAAAAAACAATAGTGAATTAAATGTAAATTTGATAATAATATAAAAAATCATTATCAAAACATGGCAAAAGTGTATCCGGAAAATATTCAAAGAGGTGATGAAATGTATAGACTTCTGCGTTCATTAGTTTGTAGTTTGTTCCTTTGCGTGTCTTTATGTATAGGATTATTGATAATAATAGCTTTATCAGTTGAAAAAAATGTAGATGGTTCAGAATGAAATAATTATTTAAAAAAACAAGATCTAATAAATGCAAATGAATATTCAACATGTTGCTAGTGTAATTTCGATGATTGGAACTGGATTTGGTTTATTTTCAAGAGTTCCACAAGTCTACAAAACATACAAAACAAAATCTGCGACAGATTTATCAACAAAGACTTTATGTATCAATATTACAGCAAATTGCTGTTTTTTGTTTTATACGATTGTTCATGAACAATATCCAATTATGATTAATAATTTATCTGTTATTATTTTAGAGAGTTCTTTAATTTATATGAAAAATAAGTATTCCACAATGAAAAAGTCTGCAAGTGGAACAAGTTTGATTGATTTAGTCGAAATGAATACTGATGAAGAAAATTAATTATATAAATAATTATATAATGAAAACCTCGAATAGAAAATCGGAGAAAAAAACTCTTAATAGAAAATCAAGGGGGAAAAAAACCAAAAAGAAAAGAGCAACAAAGAATAGATATGAAGCCAAAAAATATATAGAAATACTTAATATAGCATATAAACAAATAACGGGGACTTGGCACGATATCTTTGATAAAGATGATTATTTATTATTGTCATATATAAAACAAGGTATTCGAAGAGGATGGAACATTTTGCATGATAAAAATATAGTAAAAGAAATTAAATGTAACAGCTTGTGTATGACAATGAGTATTTTGAATAGTACATTGGGCGAAAGGCAAAAATTAGAACAGTTTAATCCTGTTCAACAATTATATTTATTTTTTGTTTCATATTTGGTAGATGATGATAAATTATCGAAAAAAGAGGTCACATTAAAACATGCCATACATAAAATAGATATTAGAATTATGAAAGAAAAACAAAAATTAGAAAAATATGAAAAGAAGAAAGATAATAGAAATATTAAGAAATGTAATAAATATATTGAAAAACAGGAAGCATCTAAACAACAATTAATTGAAAGTAATGGTAAAAATAAAGAAGGAATAGGATCTGCATTCAAATTAGATGTTTGTAATTCTATTGATTGTGAATATTTACACGAATATAAGATGGAAAAAGGGAAAAAATGGAGCGAAAGTTATAGTAAATTCTGTTTATATATAACAGAAATCTTCAAAGGGATTGTATGGCTAAATATGTACATGATATTTAATAGAACTACTAAAATAAAGGGGTTGTCTCCGTATATGACCAAGATTGAAATCAATATCCCTATAAGATTAGCCGTATCCCGTCAAGATATTATTTTAATACCCGATAGTAATATTTATGAGAGTAATTTATTTTATGATAATCACACATTAGATCAAGCAAGGAAAACAGCTGCGAATTATTCTGTTAATAAAAAATACTGGGTTTATCATAATTTTAATCCTCAAAAAGGGACAATAGATAAAAGGTCAATTTATCATTTGGAAGATAAACATTATGTGGCAGCATTTTTATCATTACCATGTAGTTTGGACTGGAAATCACCACAAAAAATGCAAGATGCACAAAAATATAAAAATTTTAAAAATTTCTTAGAAGGAAGAGGCAAGCAACCAATATTGAAAGAAATATATAAAAATGTAAGAAGAATTGGAGATGAAGAAAGATATGATTTACAAGAAAATATTGAGAATTCTATTACATTACATTGGATTTATATTCATAGAGATAGATTGTATGATTATATAAATGAATATGTTTAATTATACAAAATAGTATGAATAACTGTCCGTAATATATTCTAGTTTATCTAGTAGATTTTTTTGTAATCCGATTAATGCAATTGAAGATATAAAATTAATTGTATGTTCAGTTGCTAGTTTTACTTTGATATCAAATATTTTTTCGATATATTTTTTGATAAATGTATATAAATAAAACCAAATAATTGATACTAATACTAATTGAACAATTATTTCACCAAATATCTGTAATTTATTTTCTTTTTTTTCAATGTCTTCTTCTAATGCTGTGAATAAATTGTCCAGTATTGGAGAAATTAATACTAATAATCCAATGTAAATAACTGAAAATATTGTAAATTTGAACAATAGTGATTGTTTGATTTTATCTATCAAATACATCTTATAATTTATATTTGATAATTTATATTATCAAATATAAATTTACCTGGTTTTGGCAGTTCTGGAAAGAAACTATCAAATTCTAATTTATTTTTTGATCTTAATTTTTTACTGTTTGAATTTACTTTATATGAACCATATAAAGGATCATAAACTTTTCCTGTAATATGACCATATTCTGTTTCTGAATAATAATAATTCCAGAAACTACTATAAGAATTATCGATCATTGTATTATATAATGAATCTTCAAATTCAAGACTCCTTGATTGTGTATAATATGCACAATGACAATATTCAGCATGGATATTCTCAAATTTAATACAAAAATCACACTGGCATCCCATTATCCATTTTTTATTTTCTTCAAGTGTGTTAAATTCTAAATGAAGAAAATGTATATTATTCTTTCTTGCTTCCCATAAAGTTTTTTGAACATAATTCATTCTATCATAAAAAAATGGAATCTTCGCTGTTACCGGAACATAGCTCCTCCAAAACAATTTTATAGAGTAAATATATATCTTTTTTTGTATTTCTTTCGGTAGAAATGAAATTTTTTCTTTTATAATTAAATCAATCATTAATTAATATTATATTACTCTAATCTCTAAATATCCATATCTTGATAATCTTTGACAAATTTCGGATTCGATATTGATTTCACTTTATTGTTATATTCGTTGTCTAATTTACTCATTAATTTTACATATAAATTTTCTAATGCGATTGTATCATTTAATGCTCTGTGGGCACCTTCATGTTCAATATTAAAATATTTGCACAATGAAGATTGTCGATAATAATTCATATTTGGCATAAGTCTTTTGGAAATCAATAAGCTGTCGATAAATGTAATATTTGATAATTGAATAGTTTTACAATTTATTTCATTTGCTTCTTTTATCATTCGTTTGAAAAGAAGAAAATCAAATGATAATCCATTATGTGAAACAATTGTTATATTTTCATTCGGATTAGTTATCTTTGACATCCAATCAAAGAACATTTTATATCCTTTTTGCCAATTTAATCCATCTTTAATAAGAATTTCATTTGTAATTCCTGTTATTTCTGTAATTTTAGTACTTATGGGTTTATTTGATTTGGGTTTTATTAGTGATTGAAAATATTCTGAAGTATTATATACTTTTGCAGCAATTTCAATTATATCATCATGATATACATTTAGTCCGGAAGTTTCATAATCTAGAAATAAAAGTATCATTTATTCTAACTATATTTTGATTGCTTTAAGTGAAATCAAATTTATTATCTATCTTATACTATAGTTATGAAAGAGATAAAATTAAAATTAGAAATAGTACCAGAAATGATAGATTTTTTTAAAAATGCCCCCAAAATTGTTTCAACTAAAATATCTAGAAATGATAAAGAAAATTTGAAAACTTTGCGTAATATGCTAATTGAACAGCGTGGTTATGAATTCACTGGTCAATTTACAGAAAAGAAATTAGTTGAAATATTCAATAAAATTTCAGTTGAAGTAAAAAAAAAGACATTGAAAAAAGGGGGTGGTGGTAGGACTAAAAAGAGTCGGACTAAAAAATCTAAATCGCGATCAAAAGCTAAATCGCGATCAAAAGTTAAATCACGATCAAAATCTAAAGTAAGGGGGAAAAGCAAGGAGAGAAAGAGAAAGTAAAAATTTACTTTCTTTTTGATAATTTTCTCTTTTTAGATAATCTTTTCTTCCTTCTTGATCTTGATATTGATGAACTTCTTGAGCGACCCCGCGAAGAACTTCTTGAGCGACCCCGCGAAGAACTTCTTGAGCGACCCCGCGAAGAACTTCTTGAGCGACCCCGCGAAGAACTTCTTGAGCGACTTGTTGAACTCCGCGTTAGGCTTCGGGTTGAACTTCGAGATGAACTTCTTGATATATCTGGAATTATTACTCCCTTAAGTGTTTCATCTAATGGATATAGATCTGATGTATCATTGTCATAATCTATGTGTGGATTTGCAGAACGAATAATATCCGAAAATCTTTTATTTGTTTTTTTATCGTATACTAATTTTATTTTTAAAGCATCGTCAACTATTTCTTTATCGGTAAACATATCTCTTGGTTCATTTGTTCCTGACCGAGATTTTTCCATGATTTCATCGACTATTTTTAACATTAATTTTGTCGCAGAATTATTATTATTTAGTACTTCTGTTTTTATCTTATTGGAAATATTTTCAACTTTTTGCTTTTTATTCCCACTTTCTGACTTGTGTGATATAACAACATAATCTCCCAACATTCCTAAAAATTGTTCCATTATTATATTATATATTATATTATTAGATTTTATTCCTGTAAAAGAGTGGTTGAAAGAGAGTAAAGATAATTTTGTTATTATTGGTGATTTCATATTTGAAAAAAGAGGAGTAATGGGTATTCTTTTAAAGAAAAGTTATTTTTTGAATGAAAATCCGGCTGATATTTATAATATTTATACAAAAAGGTTATTTAAATTATAAGAGTGGATGGAAATTATATTTACCAGGAGATGATATCAATAATTTAGGTATACATATTTTCTCCGACGGAGCCTCATGTCAAACAATTAAAGATTATCATTCAATTCAAAAAGATTTAATAGAAAAATGTGAAGGTAATCACACTTATGATAGGTTCTGTCCTCTTTATTGTACTCAATTTGTGGACAACGATTTCAAATATCTATCTTATAAGGGTAAACGAAAGTTAAAAATCAAAGCTTGTGGAGACTACAAATTAAAAGATATATTTGTCAATCTAAGAAATAGTATAAATAGAATACCAGGGTTACATAGGGAAAAAATATCCCCATCAAAAGACGAACCAATTGTTCTCATACCATTTACCTGTAATGCTAAATCAGGTTCAAAGATGAATCCATTTGATCATAATAATCACAAGAAATTAAATACTATTTATCAAGAATTAATCACAAATAGGTAAATAAATTTGATTGATTATACTTATGATTTAAGCATAAACAAAATTAGAATGAGTTCTTTTCGAGAATTGGGAGAAAGAAAGTTTAATAAATTATTATGGGAACAAGATGATATTATATACTCGGATTTCAAAGGTTTAGATATAAGTGACCCAGAACAGCTGATGGATATCATCGCTAATTTCAAGGGGCATGTCAATGGTGGTCCGCTGATACGACATATCAGTTCTATTGAAATGTTGTACGACAAACCAAAAAATAAAGTAATAGCATTCTTATGGAAGATTACACGGGAGCCAGATTCAAGGATCAAAGAAAAACATCATTTAGTTGAAATGATAGAAGTCGATCCAGATTATCAACGGAAAGGATATGCAACTGATATGTTAGATATTTGTCATGCATGGAATAAGATTGATGGTATTCTTATTCCTAATGAAATTAGAGATGACATAGCCGCAAAAGCATTTTGGGGAAAATATCTGGATAAATGTGTTCAGATACACAATAAAAAGGATAAATTAGAGCTATTGACAGATTTGGGGTATAATGAGAATGACGAAATTTATAAGAATTGGAAGCTAGTATTTAGTGATTGGGATGCTGGTATCAGCGAGGAAGAAGATACTAGAGAAGAGGAATGCTAGGAGTCATAGCAATTCCACATAATCCTCTTGGGTCTTGGATATCTTTCTGTATTCGAATATATCCATTCTCTCCCCATGATGATGACCATGAATTTTTAACAATCCAATATTTCATATCATATTTTTTATCATAACCATAACCGACTAATAAAACTCCGTGATCAAGTTGTTCTCCGCAATCTGGATCACTATAAATCCCAGATTTATAAAATTGAAAAGATCTTTTATTTGCCTGAATTGCTACAGAAATTGGCTGCTGATGGAGAACTTTCTCCAAAATTTTTTCATTATTCTGAATAATATCTGAATAATTGGAGATTTTTACAAGTGTTTCACAATTATCTTTATCACATAAACTTTGTTCACCCAAATATGGATAAGAAATATTGGAACACAATCCATTATCAATTACATATTGAAATGCCCCATCCATACTCCCCCCTTGACATCCTTTATTTCCATATCTGCCAGAACAATCAATGAGTTCTTGTTCAGATAAATTGTATAATTGATTTTTATGAATAGCCCACAGAGATTCAATAGCTCCAACTGCCGAAAATGACCAACAAGAACCACAATCTCCTTGATTTTTAACACTTGATACTTTATTTCTTTCTCTCCAATCAATAGACTTTTCATACTTATCATAATCATAATCTTCTATGAAATATTCGTGTTTGAGAATTTCAATTGGATGAGTATTTATATTAAATTCATTTTCGTATGTTTGATTGATAAATTGATTTTCTTCTACATCAAAACTTAAATTTTGATGATTGTGATTTTGAATGAATTCTGTATTATTTAAATAAGTGAATGTATTGATAAACAAACTTAGTAACTTTAACATATATCTATAGAAATATTAATATTTCCAATATAATTCTTTAAATGAAAATTTATGGGAATATTTACAAAAAGCTTTTGTATAATCTTCATCAATAAAAAATGTTAAATTTTGTTCTTGTATTGATTGAACGCATTTAGAAGTCCATTGATTTTCATGATATAAATATTTGGATAAATATTCTATTTTATTATTGGCTCCTCTTATACTACCATTCCCTATTGCAAAATGTTTCAATCGCCATTCGCATTGCATTGCAGATTTCATATCTGCGAATCCATCTATAATTAATACGGGATACCAGAAATCTCTTTTTTTTGTGTATCTTGCTCCTCCTTTAATTTCTTTATTGTGTTGTCGGAATCTTTTGAAAAAATCATTTGTCATACCGACATATGATAAATTATCTGATTTGAGTAAGTAAACACAATACATTTAAATAATAGATACAATATTATATTTAAATAATAGATACAATATTATATTTAAATGTTATTGAATTATCTTTTGAATACTTTTAATAATTTAATTCTAATCAATTATGTGGAATATTTGATTCATAAATTATCACATTCTAGGAGATTCGGCGGATATTTGTACAAATATCATAAAATACATCATACTGTTTCTTTTCCTCCGAATAGACTTATGATAGAAAAACATACTGAAAATATATCAATGGACCAATTATTATTTGGACTATATGTATTGGGATTTATTATCCCCATATTTAAGATTTACTCTTATATACTTCCAAAGTATAAAGAAATATTTGCGATTGAATCAGTTTTGTATGCAACGGCAATAGATCATTTACATACCCAATATCATTTAGAAAATTCATATTTGGATAAGTATCGTTGGTTCCAAAAGTTGAAACATCGACATCATAATCATCATCGAGATACAACAAAAAATATTAATTTAGGAATTCCTATAACTGATATAATTATGCATACAAAACAAGATTAACTTATTTAAATATAATCTTTATAAATGTTATAAATGATAGAAAAACTCACACAAGAACAATTTGAGCATATATTGAATGTATTAATTTTATACAATCAATTAACACCGAAAGAAACTGAAGTTTATTTAAATGAAAAGAGTATTAAAGAAGCATTTGCTTTTATGAGTAATCAAGCAGGTAATTTAGCGAGTAAATTAGGAATGTAATCATTATTTAAAACATAAATGTTATAATAAATATGATACAATGGAAGATAGTTGTTATATCTTAAAAGAATATATTCATTATTATGAAGATAATGTTAAAAAATTTGGAGAAAATACGATTGTTTTGATGGCAGTTGGTAAATTTTATGAAATCTATTCTGTAATCAATGATGAAATTAAGAAGGGTCCGGATATTTATTATTTTTCAGATATACTTGGTATACAGGTCTCAAGAAGAAATAAATCAATAGATAAGATATCATTTGATAATTATTTAATGTCAGGATTTCCGATAGACAATGCTCAAAAATTCATCAAGATATTATTAAATTATGATTATACAATTGTTTTGGTAGATCAAGTAACGGAACCGCCTAATCCAGAAAGAGAAATAACAAAAATTATTAGTCCCGGAACTTCTATAGAAAATTACAATTCTTCAGATACAAATTATTTGTTATCAGTTTATATTTCAAAATATAATTCAGATAATAGAGATATTTATTCTTTGGGAATTTCAGCGATTGATATCTCTACAGGTAAAAATTCAATTCATTCGATTCGTTCTAATAAATATGATAATGATATTTGGTCAGATGAATTATTTCGCATTATTCATTTTTATAATCCAAGTGAGATTATTTTTCATGTTAACCAAGATGATTTAGAATTATCTATCTCAGAAATATCGAACCGATGGTCTTTGAAATCTAATATTATCCATTATAATTGTTATTCACATACCATGTTTTTCAAACCTAGTTATCAGAATGAGGTTTTAAAAAAAATCTTTCCTAATACAGGTTTTCTAACGCCGGTAGAATATTTGGGAATAGAAAGAGAAATAGAGATGATTTATTCTTATTTATTTATGGTTCAATTTATTCATGAACATAAGTTTGATACAATTCGAGAATTACCAAAGCCAGAGATAAAGGAAGTTACTCATAATTTGTTATTAAGTCATAATTGTATTTATCAATTGTATCTTGTACCGAATCGAGATATAAAAACTGGTAAAAATGATTCTTTACTATCAATTGTAAATAATTGCAAAACGCCAATTGGTAGAAGAATCTGTAAAGATCGTTTACTTTATCCAATTATTGATTCTAAAAAGCTTCAGGATCGATATGAAATGATTCGATTATTCTTAAAAAAAGATGGTAATAATTATTATTATCAGAATATTATTCCATATTTAACAAAAATATTTGATATTGAAAAACTTCATCGAAGAATGTATTTACAGATGCTGACACCCTATGAATTTTATACTCTTCACATATCTTATATGTATATTAATAAGATAGTTGAGCAATTGAAAATATATGATATCTCTCACGAATTTAATTCAAAATATGATAAATTTACAGATTATCAAAATACTTATTTGAATACATTTGAGATGAAAGAATTAGAGAAATATTCTCTTACAAATATGAATACTTCAATTTTCAAAAGAGATAAGTATCCAGAAATTGATAAATTACAAGATACAATAGAAGATTGTGATAGTAAAATCAAACAGATATGTGAAAAATTGGGATTTTATATTGATCGTAAAAAGTCAAATGTTGTAAAATATGAATGTAATGATAAATATGGTTATCATATTTATATTACAGAGACTCGGTCAAAAAATCTAAAGAAGGCTATCAATAATTTATCAAATACTTCTATTAATATGAATTTCTTTATGTTAGAACTGAAAGATATACAGATGTTTAAAAGAGGATCTAATGTTCATTTGGAATTTGATTATTTAACAGAATTATGTGATAAATTATTATTATCTCAGAGAAAGCTTCAGTCTTTGAATAAGAATCTTTATTTGGAATTTATAGATTTGTTGACAAAAGATTATTCTTTTTTGTTATCAGATATTGTTGATTATGTTGGTTTTGTAGATTTGAATTGTAATTTAGGAAAACTCTCAATAGAAAATTGTTATTGTTTTCCAGAAATAATTCATTCAGATAAAAGTTTTATTGAAGCCGAACAAATACGCCATCCGATTGTTGAAAAAATTCAGACAGAACTTGAATATATACCAAATGATATAAAATTATCCGAAGATGGTATTTTGTTATTTGGAACAAATGCGTGTGGTAAATCAACATTAATGAAATCTGTTGGATTATCTCTTATTATGGCTCAAGCTGGATTCCCGGTATCTTGTAAATCATTCAAGTTTTCTCCATATACACAAATTTTTACAAGGATCTTAAATAATGATAATATTTTTAAAAGACAATCTTCTTTTGCGGTTGAAATGAGTGAATTGAGGGGAATTTTAAAACGATCTAATTCTAAATCTTTAATTTTAGGAGATGAAATCTGTTCTGGGACAGAAACGGTATCTGCTTTATCGATAGTTTCAGCTGGACTTAAAAAATTGAGTGATATTTCTTGTTCATTTATATTTACATCCCATTTACATCAATTAATGGAAATTCAATTAGTTCAGAATATTTCAAATTTACAAGTGAAACATCTTAAAATTCATTATGATAAACAAACAAATCAGCTTATCTATGATAGAAAATTGGAAGATGGTTCTGGTCCGGCTATTTACGGTTTGGAAGTATGTGATGCGATGGATTTAGGTTCTGAATTTGTATCATTAGCTCGTTCTGTTCAAATTGAAATAACAAATGATAATAAGAACATTATTAATACTAAGAAATCCAATTATAATACTGATATTAAAATGGATTTATGTGCTATTTGTAAAGACAAATCTGAACATACTCATCATATCAATGAACAGCAATATGCTGATTCAAATAATATAATTAATCATTATCATAAAAATATTCAACATAATTTGGTGGCACTTTGTGAAAAATGTCATTATAAGGTACACAATGATAATCTAGAGATTTATGGATATCATCAAACGAGTGAGGGAATTCAATTGAATTATAAATTTACAGATTCGATTAAACCTAAAAGAAAAAAGTATGATGAAAAAACACTTGATATTATTAATCAATATAAGAAAGATATTATTGATAAAAAATTAAAAAAAACAACATTAATAAATAAATTAGAGTTAGAACATGATATTCGAATATCTGTAACAACATTGACAAAGATATATAATGATGATTATTAATTATTTGGATTATGTTTTTTAATTAATGCTTTGGATTTAATAAAATTATCAGGATATTCATTAATTTTTTTATCATAATTTTTATCATTTTTAGATAACCAATACTTCACAATATTAAATCCCTTTTTGGGAGATATTGATATACCATTGATATAATTATCTGGTGTCTTCTTTTTTGTAATTTTATCATACAATAATTCAGTTATTATAATTCTCCATTCTTCGAGTAAGATATCAACTGATATCTTAAATGATACTGAACAACCTTCTTTATTTTTAGGATCTTCCCAAAATGGGAATATACCATCTTTCATTAAAAAGAACATTCCATTTTGAAGAGTTTCTATAGAAATTGTATTTATTAGTAAAAAATAATCATTTATATTTTCAATTGTTAAAATTTTCACATAGCTTCTTTCTGACCAATCTTTATTTGTGATAGAATGATACCATAAATTCCATTTGAATTTCATCGGTATTTCGCCATCCATGGTATAATTTATATCTTATTAAAATAAATAACATTATCTTTAAATCATATAATTTATCGAAGAGAATTATAGAAGATTGTGAAGATATTATCAGCTATGATTTCTGTAAAAATACAATCATTATCTGATTCTATAAAGTATAACCATTGGATTGGTATATAGATAGTTCCATTTGGTTGTAATTCTATTTTAAAACTCCATTTCTTTATTTCAGTATTATTTTTGTATTCTATATCATTCTTATATTTCGGATTAAATAAATAAATACTACTTGTTCCAGTTATTTGGTGGATGATTAATAAATTGTTTTTATTGAATTCTAATTGTGTCATTTGAGGCCCTTTAAATAAGGATAAATAATATTTATTGTTGCATGTTATCTGTGAAGAGAATACAGAATATATTTTTTCTGTATCATTGTTTATTTTGAAATCATGACAAATCTTTTGATTTCTATATACACTAATTTGTTTAATATTATCATCATCAAATGAAGACAATGTTATGAATTTATCATTATCGTTAATTATATATCCAGGATTATTTTGATTCAAATTTTTGAATGATAAATTGAGTAGTGATTCACTCAAATTTTCGAAAGTATGTATTATAATTGGTTCTCTAAATTTCATTAATTCAGATAATTCTGATTTATTTGAATTGTATGAATGATGAATTTTAGTGTTTAAACTTGTTTTATGAATTTCATATAAATGCTTTGAACATAATACGCAATAGATTACAAATAAAAATGCAAATACAAATTTCATAAAGTATCTAAAGATTTATTAAATAATAGATAGTATAATATAAATATGAACGAAATTAATATGGGGAGAGTATCAAAGTGGCTGAATCGCAGAGGTTATGGATTTATTCAAAATATTTCTGGGCCAGATTATTCAGAAGATAGCCAAGATGATCTATTTGTTCACATTACAGGATTAAATGTTAGTGATTCTGAGTTCAAGTGTCTTATTCCCGGCGAATATGTTAATTTTAAGCTTGAAAAAACAGAGGATGGGAAATCCAAGTGTGTAGATGTTACGGGAGTAGGTGGAGGCTTGCTTCTTTGTCAACACCCCGACTTGAGATTCAAGTATTTCCCCAAGAATAAGAGACGGTCTGAGGAAGAGGTTGAAGATGGAGAGGTTGAAGATGGAGAGGTTGAAGATGATACGGGAAACTAAAATAACATATTAGGAATATAGTGATTCGATGGATTCACATTCATGTGATGGATTTCAATACGACATTTATGATTTTTGGGTGATTTCTCGAAATCATCATTTATTATACGAGAAATTTTATTTAATAGATAAAATCCTTCTTTTTCCAATTTCATACATAAATTTCCAAATTTTTGAGATATTTCTGTATCTGGAATAGAGAATCCTATTTCATTAAAACTATTTAATGCTTTTTGAAGATAGCTTTCTGAATTTTCATAAAGCAGTTTGGAATCTTCATTATCTGTATGGATTTTTTCTATAATTTCTATAAATTTATATGAATAGTACATACCATTTTTAAATGATTCTTTATTAAATTTCTTATATTTTTTTATTTTATTGATAGTATCACCAAATTTATTATCAATTATTCTTTTTTTGGATTTTTTAAAAATATTTGTTATTTCTCCTTCTTCATCTATTTGTTTCACCAAAAAATAGATAGTGAGTATTAAAAATATCAGATAAAATATTACTACATCTTTTGTGAATATTATATAAAAAATAGAAAATACCAATAAACACAATATTATTTTGAGTTCATTATTAATTTTATTAATCATCTATTAATAATCGATATAAAAAGAAATAGAATATATCTATACAAATATATTCACAAATAGAGTAATAGTAAAAGAAATAAATACGAGTATAATACCCAAGTAAATTGTAACATCTTTTTCTCTTAAAAATAATGAAATAGCAAGTAAATGTGTTTTGATCATTTCTGAATATGTTCTATTTCCTATATCTTCATATTCAATTAATTCATCAGCATCTAAATAACTTTTTTCATATGTATCATAAGAATATGATAAAAAATTTATAGTTTTATCAATAACATTATTAATAGATTCATCAAAGATTGTTTTATTATTTGTTTCATACTTTTTTGAGTAACTACTTTTCACTCGGTGAAGTTCGTGATTTGATAAATCTCTAAAATGTTGATTATTAATCGATAAATCATTTGCTAATTCTGTATTGGTTTGGGGTCTATTATCATTCATATTACGAGTATTATTAGTTTCTCTATTCATATCCCCGGGAGCCATAAATCTTTTCATTGTTGCTATTTCTTTAACTAATTCATTGTGATATTCGTCTTGTTTTTCTTCTAATTCCTGAATTTTAGATTCTAGTTCTACCACATCACCCATTAATATTTATTATATAGATATTATATTCATTGATAATTATGCAAGATATGATATAATATGAACATTACTTAACATCATTCTTCGACAACAATATTTATGTAGTCCCAATTCATCTAAAATCTTACCTTCGATTGATTTTTGCGGCGTTTTTTGTTTAAGGTCCAGATAAGTTAATTCTAGATTTTCATTTTCTATCTTTTCTGTTGATAAATTTTTATCATTCTGAATGCAAGTTACATATGGAATCCATTTATCAGCGAGAACTTCTCCGCATGTATAACAACGAACTGGAATAATCATAGTTAATATTCTATATTAGAAGATATATATTTAAATCAAATTTATTCAATGTCCCACAGTTAAATAACTTAAACATCTAGGCGTATCTTCGGTAAAACACATCATTCGAGTACAACCTCCTAATTGGGAATTTCTTACTTGGCAGGTATTACATCCATCATACCAAGAAATACAATTATTTGGAATACTATTTTCTACTCTTACAGGTGGAATTAATGGGAAATTAATATTATTTTCTGTCCAATATCTTCCAGAAATACCCTCTGTATTTGTTTTTTTCCCTTGAATATTAAAAATAGCATTCGCTCTAGTATCTTTCGGAAGTGTTAATTGAGCAATAACTATTTCTGAACCCTGTGTGATTGTATTGTAATTTTCTGGATTCATTAAAAACACAGCTCCATTGTCAATTGAAAGTCCGCTAGTTTCTGTCCAACTCTTAAAATCAATCCCAACAGATGAAACTTGATTATCTGGATCTCCATTTGTTAAGCCAATTGTTAACCAAGAATCATAACGAGTATCTGGAATCATATCCATGAGATAATCACTATATCCACCTAAATTATTATTTAATCCATTTGTACTCTGATAAGAGGGAGGTATCGTAATAGTATTACCATTATCATCTCCATAAATAGCATAAATATTATATATAGCAGGATTCGGTTTAAGAACTAAAGATAATTGATAAGTAACATGATTATTTATCCCACCTTCTCCACAATGAGTTATTTCTGTGATTTTTGGACAAATATATGAATATCCTTCACAAGAAGGCTGAATAATTGGACAATCATCATTTGATTCATTGCAGTCACAAATCTGACAACCATTTTCATCTATTTGATGACCATTCTCACAATACATCATACACATAACTTCAGGACAATCCATAATCGGTGACACGGGATCTATAGCAATCGGTGGCATAGGATCTATAGCAATCGGTGGTGTCATAGGTGGTTCCGTCACTGGAAGTGGTATAGGATCTATCACCATGGGAGGTTCTACCGAAATCGGTGAGGGAATAGTTAAATCACAATTAGACGGACAAGCTAGATTTAGCCCTTCTCTCTGTTTTGTCAAACAATCGTTGCAATCTGTATAATGATCTTTACATGGAGTTTCCCATACTCTTATACATTCTGAACTCGAATCGCACCAAGAATAACCACCATCTGTCACACAATCGTGGCTTATTTGAGAATATAGATTTGTTAAAGATAAAAGTAAGTTAAACATATTATATATATATATTTCATATAATAGATTTTAAATAGATTTTAAAAATAGAAATAATATAATGTATAATCCATTGACTCTTTATACAAATTTCAAAATAGCGGAAACTTATATGAATCATTCAACTAAAGATTTTATACTCGAACCAATGTGTGTAATTTTTCGATTAATCCTCCTGAATTATAAAGATATTGGAACAAAATTATCTGTTTCTAACAATTCAATTACATATAATTCTCCCACTTTTTTACAAGGGATATCTAGAACAGTAATGGGAGATTCTAGAGAAGATCTTCATAATCTTTATGAACCCATTTATAAATTTACACAATGGTACGATAAAAATGAATATGAATTACTTTATAGTGAAACAATTTTGGGATTGAATAAATTAATACAGACATATAGTCCAAATTCAACCATTCAACATACAATACAACATTATATTACTATTTTACAAGATGATAGTAACAAAGAAATTAAAAACACGAATCCTATAGTTGATAAATTAAAAACTATATGGGAAAAAAAAGAGATCGATACTATATGTAACTTAATAAATCTATCTAAAGGGAATATTGTTTACATTGATACGATAGATAATATAATCAATGAAAAAGAGAAAAATGTAAATGAATATATCACCAAAATAACAACTAAATATTAATATATATAATATAGTATTAAATGGAATTTTTCTGGGAATTAATATCAATTGTATTATTTACAGCGATAATCTTATCATTATGTTTGATGAGCTATGATCATACACATTTTCACAATATGGATGAAGAAGATGATAAAAAACATAAATTATTAAATAGATTTTTATATGTTTCATCTCTACTATCTACAGGAAATTCTCCACACACAGCAAAATCTGTTGAATTGAGGAAAATATCTATAATTATTAATGTTCTGATTTGTATTCTGTTTTTTGTCGCTTCTCGAAATGATATACTTATGTTATCAAGAATGTCTGTTTAATCAGAATCACTATCTGTATCCAATAAATAATTTGTATTTACTTTTTTTGTTATTTCTTCAGAAATAGAAATAACATCTTCTTTCTTTTTTATCTTTATTCTTTTTAATTTTTTTTCTTCTCTTTTATTTAGAATTTCTTGAACTCCCTTTTTACGATGAATTTCAACATCTTCCCAAAAATCTAATAGTTTTGGTTGTACCGATAACCACCATTTTCGATCTCGAGCAACTAGAGTACACTCATATCTTTCGATGCGCCACCAATGTTTTTTGCATATATCATATTTTTGAGAATAAGATGATTTTGTTTTATTATACCATTCTTTTAATTCATTCAAAGTTTTTCCAAATTCAGAATATTCATAATGAATTGTTGGATTTAATTCTTCGTTATTTTGAATGAATGCTATAACTAATCCTTTTGGATAACCATTTTTTGATAATGTATGATTTATGATACCATCTTTTTCATAAGTATCTTCAATAAAACTTGTTTCTGTAATATATTCACAGAATTTCACTTGTAAGAAATCACATTCTTCTAAATTACATGCTTCTAGTTGACCCTGCATTTGCATCCAGTAGTGTTTTGGAACTTCTTTTGTAAATTCTCTTTTAGGTGGACATTTTATCTCTAACATTCTTCCTATATATTCTTCAGGAGAGTTTTCATCGCAAATACCATCAGGTGATGCTCCGAAAATTTTAAATGTGGGATGAGGAACTAGACCCATCTCTAAAATTTTCACATTGTTTAGATTTTCATAAAATTTAGTCGCAACAGGTTCATATCTAACTCCCCACTCTAAAATATCGAATGGAATATCCTTTTTCTCTAAAGCGCCACATTTATCTAATAACATATCTTCTTTAGTTGAGAAATGACCCTCACCTATACAATCTGCCAGAGAACTAGCAGTAATTACTCGGGATCTCAATTCATACCACTCTTTTGTTCGTTGTTCAGGTAAATCTAATTTCTTTAGTTTTTCCAATTTTTGTATAATATCCTTCTTATTCTCTATTCTTAATTTGTAATCATTTATGATTTCATCAAATATTTTCTTGATGTATTCTTTAATATATACAACTCTAGAATTATATAAATCATCGGAAATAGATTCTTCTTTTATAATTTTCAAAGATTCTTTCATAATTGTATCGTAAATATCATCTGTATCTTTCTCTAATTGAATCATATCATATATCATATCATGTTTTGATTTTATAAAATCATTAATTTGTTCTAGCTGCAAAAGCATTGTTACTTATTAAATAATAATATCTATTGCCTTAAATACTAATCAAATTTACAGGGGGTTTATTTATTCATTAATAATATTCAGAATTAAAAATTTTATATCTTTTAGGATATTTTGGTTTTGTATTTTTTGAACCGTTCCACTTTTTCATATCTGAATAATAGTTTTTGATATTATTTGAATGTATTCGATTCATTATTTCAATAGCATACTTTTTCTTTTCTGTATTTGAAAAACCATACTTACATGCTAATTTTAATATTTCATCCTTAGTTTTGAAAGATAAAATATCGACCTTGTCTATATTTTCTTTTATCAGATCATTTCTATTTATAAACTCGATATTCTGAATATCTTTGTTTTGAATGGGCAATTCATGTAAATGATGCTCTACAACTGTATGTTTATAATTTTTATTGTCGTCATATATATTTTTTTTCTTTAGTATCTTAATATATTTCAGTTGATTATTGAAATCATATTCTGTGTTAATAATTACAGGTTGAGTATGAGATTTACATGGAATATTTAATGTTTCTCTGTGAAAGATTTTAGAAATAATATCTCCTCTATATTTTGAACTATTCATTTTATGATAAATATATTTCTTATGTTTTTAAATAATAAATTATATATAGTTCATTATATTATGGAATCAATTCTTTTAGTATCATTATTGGGAATTGGATATACTTTAGCAAACAGCAAAGAAAAGGAAGATGTATATATCGAACCTAGTTTAAAACCACCAGTTCATGAACAAAGTGGTAATTCAATCTATAATCAAACGAATTATTTAGATTCAAAAGTTATTGAAAGTCAAAAAGTTAAAGAAAATGTAGATTTATCAATGAAAGGTGACTCTAAAATGATAGATAGATTAAATATGCAAGGTAGAAATACATTAAGAGATGATAATAATTCTAGAACAAATCAGATATCCTTACTAACTGGTATGCCTATCCCAGGAGATTTTTTAGAAAATGAAAAGAAAATAGCAGTTGAACCTTTTTTTGGTAGTACTGCTCCAGGTGTTAATTTAGATGATAATAGACAATTTAGAAGGACAATGGGTGGCGAACATGCCTTTAGAGAACAAAAAAAAGAACTCGGTCAATTTTTCGAATTGGAAAAAGACTACGGAAATGTTTTCGGTGTTACATTTAGCGGTGCCAATGCTGATAAATCTAGATATGCTTCTAGTAATCTGAAACAAAATGAACTTCCATTTGAACAAGAATATGTTCCACCTATCGATGATAAAAGTGAAATTAATAGAGATATAGGAATGATACATGCTCAAAGAAATTCAACAGATAATAGAAGAGTTCTTAATAATCAACAAAAAACATTTGGTGGTAAAGTTTTATCGGGAAAAGGTATAGATAATAGGGGCGAAATTGGTGAAGTCTTTAAGCATTTACCAGATGCTGATTATGAAAATACAGCCGATAAATGGCTCATAACAACAGGTGCGATTGATGCTCCATCTATTTATCCAGAACAAGTTTTAAAAGATACGAATAGATCTTATAATAATGAAGGGAAATTAGGACCAGCCGGAGCTGTTAATTTTAATCCAAGTCAAGAAAGACCAATGTTTAAGAAATCGACAAATCAACAGTTACATATCGAAACAAATCGTAATATGAATATAGAAAATAAAGCGACAGATGATGACCATAATAAAAATAGTTTCTTTATGTATCCAAATGAAAGACAGATTACATCTGAAAGAACATATGAAGGTAATATTAAAACTGAATTTGTAGGGGAAACCGAAAGATTATATGATTCAGTGAAACCTACAATAAAACAAACCACACTTGATGATTCTAGGAATGGATTTGTTGGTTCCTCCGGTACTCTTGTTCCGACTGAAAGATTACAAGATACTATTAGACCCACAGTCAAACAAACCACTAATTATGAATATTCTGGAAATGCTGGTTCATATTTACCCGGTTCTATGGCAAATGATCAATATTACAGAGCCGATCTTAATCCGAACAAAGAACTTATTTCTAGAGGAAGAAGCCCTGTCACCGAAAAAACGAAATTGGCAAATGGTGTTGATTGGATTAATATGGATATTCAAAAAATTGAATCGGATTATTTCAATCCTAGAATTGGAAATGCTGATAATATTTTCCAAGAAATTCCAACAGATGATACTTGTGAATATACTCAAGAAAAGGATACATTAGATAATGTCAAACTTTCTGATAGATTGGATCCATCTTTATTAGATCCATTTAGAGAAAATCCTTATACACAATCTTTGGCTTCATTTGCTTGAAATCAGAATTAAATTAAATTATTTTTTTAAATTATAACTTATAAAGGGATGGAGAATTCCATGGATACTCAATTAGTTATTCCTCAATATGAATATGAATTATTGTTACCTAAAGATAACTCTGTAGATAACAATCCCGCGCCCTGTAAAGATGATCTCAGTTGGAGTAAAGATGATAATAAATGCGATTTTTATGCAAACAATCAAGATTTATGTTTGACAGATAAAGATGAAAATGGTGTATCTGCCTATGATGCTTGTAAATTTTCATGTGATAGTTGTTCAGATTCTGTAAAATTAATTAGAAGGGAGCCCTCTCCTACTAAATCTATAGATGAACCTGAATATTCAACAGTAATTCCAGGTAGCCCACAACAAATGGACGAATCTTCACCACTAGATTATCGATTTCTTTATCAAGAATTAGAAGATCTGAAAAATAAGATTGGAGTAGGAGATGGAACAAAACAATCAACTGGATTACAAGAAGGTGAAATGTGTTCTTTTTCTACGGAAGAACCAGCAGAATCAGTCCCAGCACCATCAGAAGAATCGGTTAATACAGTAGATACAGAGGCGGCAACTGTCGACGAAACAGGAGAAACAGAAGGAACAGGTTCTCTGAATGAGCCAGCTTACGCATCTAAAGCTACCGATGATCCTTGCGCTGAAGGTTTAATTTGCGACGCCGGAATGTGTGTAAAAGAATATTCTTGTGGAAGAATAAGAGATCAAGTAAATTGTAATAATAATAGAAACTGTGGATGGGCGGTTGATACTGGAACAACATCTTATGATGAACCTACTGGTAAATGTATAGAATGGCAAAAAAATGGATATAATGATAGATGTAAACCTAGAGAAGGACTCGAGGATTCATTCAACAGTGTACCAAGTGACAATGCTGCTGATTGTGAATTTAATGAAGAATGTGATAGTCCTGGAGGTTGGACATATGGTGCGGGAGGCGGCTTTACCCACGATGTATGTTATTGTCCTTCAGATGGTAACAGTGAAACTAAAATAAAATGGAGTTCTCCATATTTTCTTCATCAAATGAAAAATTATGATATAAATCGAACGGCGAATCATAATGCTGCGGATATATGGAATGAACTTGTAAATGGCGAAAAATATTGTAACAAAGAATTATCTATTAGCCCATTTATGTTTGAACGAGCAACAAATCAATTGTGTCAGAATTATGTGGGTAATAAATATGCTTGTGAAAATCATGAAGGCTGTTTTTATGATCCTATCAATGGAAATTGTTCAGTTACAGAGGCCGAACAAGATGATAAAACTGAATTTGAAACTTTAATAGATCAACAATGTAGTATTAGAGACGATGGAATTTGCCCCATTGATAAATTTTGTAGAATCATAGAAGAACTTTATCCTGAAAAGCTTGAGGGTAAAACCTGCAGAGATATCATTGATGAATTCTTCAAAGAAGAAAACATTCTAAATATCAATATAGATTTAGGTATTCCTAGAGAGTGGTGGTTTTATATCAAAATATATATTGAAGATGATCGGGTTATCTCCGAGACAGATACGGAGCCTGTTCTGGTGCAACAGCAGCAGCAGGAAGAGGATTCGAGAGATCCTCCAGATAATGGAGGTGTATGTTCAGTTTTGAATTTACTTGATAAAATAGTAACGGATTCAGGATACGGCCTAGAAGATGAGAATGATCCTAACCCTGTTTTATTTTTCCCAGATAATTTTGATTCTATGGTAGCAGAAATAAATGCTGAACAGACTTCTGTAAATATAAACTGCTTTGAATCTTTCAGTGATTCTAATAATCAGATACAATATAATTGTAATGAAAGTGGTTGGGTTAAAGGTACTCGACAGGCTTCACAACAAACTCCATTCAGCTGTTCTCTAAAAAATGATTCTTCAACTTACATTGAAATGAATGAACATAAATGGTATCGAAAAAATCAAGTGTTTAAAGTTCCTGGTGAGGTATGCTGTGCAACACATGAAGTAAATACCGAGATTGAGAGTAAACCTCATGTTAATTTAAAAATAGTTTCATATGTTGACGAAGAAAGTGATTTAATCTTAGAAGATAAATCTTCCATAGATAATGCACTTAAATGGTTAGATGAAGATGATAATCAAAAATATTTTGAAGGAGGCACAATTGCCAAAAGGAAAAAAATTTTAAAGTTCCTAAAAGAGAACTATAGTGATGATGAAAAAGATAAAATAAATAGAATATATAGATACGCATTTTTAACACATGTTGATGCTGGAGGTTCGGATGATAATGCATACAAAATGTGTGATTTTACAGTCGAATTTTCAAAGTTTTTTAGATCAGTTACGGTAGATTTTTTAGTTGTATTGATATTATATCTTATTGTAATTCATTTACGATTTAAAAATCCCTCTGTTTCTGCGGGGAGGAAAGATTTTGATGGATTATTAGTGATTATAACAATTATATTCTCACTTCATCTTATATGGTTATCATCGATTGAATTCGACTTTAAATTCTTAAAATCTGTATTAGTACCAAATTTATGGCCATTTATTTTTCCATCATATTGGAGATATAATAAAGGATTCTACTACTTCGCACTCTCTTTATCAATTCTTATGATAATCTTTTCGATCTTGGTAATATCAAAAAGCGGGGATAAAAAGAAAATAGGAATGTTACTACTGTATTTTGGTATTATAGCTGGAACATCGATTACCAAGTTTTTATCAGATAGTGAAGAAAAATCAAACATAAAATTATTTTATGACCCATTGACAACTATTTTCTTTTTATTATTATTAATATGTGCAATATTTACTCAATTCAATACTCAGCTGAATATAATAAATTTTAAGAATAATATTAGAAAGAATTATACTACTATAAGAAATGATGTAAATGGATGGCAAAAGGTAGCATGGATTAGTGCATTTATTTTGATTATGTTTATAATTATAACTAGAAGCATACTAGATACTAAAAATCCTAATTCAAATTTGTGGCAAGGTATTATTTGGAATATGCGAACTTTAAGATATTTTATAATTGCTCCTATTATTATAATAATCATTACTAATATTTTCACACATCGCACATTATCAGAAATATGGTCCGAAAAATTAGTCAGATCGCGTCAAATAGAAAGCAAAAATAATATTTTAAAGATATGTTGTGGCTTAATTGCAGCAGGGTTTGTACTCGCTTTAATTTCAAATATAGTTTCATTTATGGGTACTGATAATTTGGGAATTCATTCATTATCTTATTATACAACTCCCACTAGTTGCCCAGAAGATAAGAAAAGGATCGATTTAGAAAACCCAGCAATAAAACCTGGAATTGATGATAACCTAACAAATTTGAAATTTATTAAAGGGGAAAATTATCATCCTGTTGATAATGATGGATTACCAGGATGGTCATATGGTTTAATTATTGGTGGGGGTGTCATAGTTCTATTATTTATTATATATCTTATTAGAAGATAAAGATTAATGTTAATTCAAAATTCAAATAAATATATATTCATAAAATTTAATACTCTGATTACAGATAATGAATTTTCTAAATTCCTTCAACTATGGAAAGATCTTTATTTGCTTAAAAATGAATTCATATTCATATTTGATACAAGAAATATTAAATATTCAAATAATTTACTGAAATATAGTATTCAAATGACTAAATTTATTAAAGAATTAAAAAAAGAATCAATACAATATCTCCAAAGATCTATAATACTATTAGATAAAATGTATATATCATATTTGTTGGATTTCATGTTTGAAATTGAAAAACCCGTAGCAGATATTTATCTATGGACAACAAAAACACAAAATTATCAGAATATTATGTTGATATCAAAAAATATTCTAAATATTAAATCAAAAAATATCACAAAAATTTATCCTTAATATCGTATACCAATTGTTGTTATGTAGTAATACAAGAAAAATCCAAAGAAATTCTTTGAAAATAAGTCTAGTATATTATACATAGAATTTTTCACTATAGGATTCATTAAAGCCGCCATACCATATAAAGACCATATAGTAGTCATAAATATGTATAATTTCATAGATAATTCTGTATGGATAGCATAATTCTTATATATATGACAAAACAATAGAACGAAAAATATAAACCCTATGATAACTGATGGTATTACATTTATAATTTTAAGTTCTCCTAATAATCCAGATGTTAGCATTAATGCATTTAAAATAAATAAATAGATAATTGTATTTTTATTTTCGATTATAAATTCCATGATTGTAAATTGTGGTTTATTTTCTTCTTTATTTTTCAAATATTCCATGAACATAATTGTGTTAAAAAGCATTGTTGGCGTTGTTAAATACCAATCAATATATCTTCTAGATGTCATAATTGATAAATTCCTTAATGAAACAACTACCCATATATAGAATATACTTTCAATACATTGAGCTATAGATTCTAATAATAGTATATTTTTCATAATTTTATCTTTTTCCATTATTTGATAATTAAAACCATCCAGTGATATAAATGTTGTCAAAAATTGTATAAATAAAGAGAAGTATACTGTATTCTTTACATATTTATTAATCATTCTATAATACTATATTAGTTTTTAATATATGAATATATTTTTGCGTGTAATTACTATTAATAAAATAAAAAGAATCATAAATTATGGATAATGTAAATTCTCCTATTTTTACGCAAGCGAAAATAGAATATACAAAACAGTTAATAGATATTTTATTTTCTCATATGTTTGATGGTATAAAATCTATTTATGATGAATCTAAAATATTATCTTCTACAAAAAATATTCCATTGAATGCTATTTTTAGAAGTTTGCTCGAAAAAGTTCCTATATGGAATAATGAAATAATTGAAAATGAATGTTTGAGAATTGTAGAAAATTCAAGGTGTGATTGGATTGATGATTTAATTACAGCTGTTTTTATAAGTCATACAAAAATATTAACATCAATTGGTCCAAATAGAACTTTTAACAGAATTAATGTTGTCATTCCCAAAAAAACTACATTTATTCACAAAGCATATATAAATTCGGCTAGAGAAATGTGGAAAAATCCATATTTATTCGAAGAAAATATTTTGGGCAGCGAATATCAAAAAAATCAAAAAGAAATTGAAAACATTATCAAAAATTGTATTGAAATTACTGTTCGCGAATTATTACCCGTTAAAGAAATATTAAAAGAACATCTTGACAATTCTACTAAGAATGAGAGTAATTCACGAGATGAAATTATTCAAATTCTTAAAGAAGAATTGAGTAATTTAAAAACAAATCAACAAGTACATTCGATCAATAATTCAATAACTATGAATGAAAACAATAATGATGAAAATAATAATGATGAAAATAATAATGATGAAAATAATAATGATGAAAATAATAATGATGAAAATAATAATGATGAAAATAATAATGATGAAGGAATAAATATTATAAAGAGTGAAAATGATTTAGAACCAGTAATAGAAAATAAGAGTGAAGATATACCCGTATTCTCTACTGATGATGATCCGAGTGAAGATAAGATAAAAACAGAATGTGACAATATACAAGTAAATGATATTACTATTCCGGTTGAAGAAGAAAAATATGATAATGTGGAATTAACGCAAGATTCACAAAATAAGGATGATATGATAAAAACATTAATAACCACAATGGAGGATCAAGAAGAAGTAAATGTTATTAAGAATGATGAAATATTTAATCCAAGTGTTACGAATCCAATAGAAAACTTGCCAGTTAAATCTGATAATAAATCAAAAGATAATGAATCATCTTCTTTATTCTCTTTAAATAATATATTTGGATTATCATCCAGTGAAGAAAATGTGAGGTCTAAACCGGAACCGCTGTCTAAACCGGAACCGCTGTCTAAACCGGAACCGCTGTCTAAACCGGAACCGCTGTCTAAACCGGAACCATTGTCTAAAATAGATGAATTAAAATCATTAATTGTTAAGAAAGAAGATAATATAAGTAGTTTACACTCTATTAAAGAAGATGAAAAATTATCAGAACAAAAATTAAATGAACCCAAATCTCCTAGAAAAGAATTAGTTAAAATTGATAAAGATGATGATATAGATGAAACATCTTCTTTAGCTAATTTTTTCAATGATATGAAAGAAATAGCCGTAAAAAGAGGAGTAGATATAGAAAAATCTAATAATTATACTCTTTTTGAAGATGCGGGTGAAGTAGAAAAATAAATTTAATACTTATAAATAAATGTTCGGTCAAAGTTTATTAGTTTCGACATTTATATCTATTTTAGTTTTAATAACTTATGGTTTAATAGATAGTAGTCACGAAGATTATAAAAAAGATGAATATCCTAAGTTATTTTGTATTATTATATTAATCTCAACCCTAACAATCTTCATGATATTTAGTGAAAATATCAAACATAATACTAGTAGTACATATATAGCAAGCGCAATTAGTTCAAAACCCCCATTTTAAATTGTATAATATGTTTTTTTGGGAAAGTTATTTTTTTTCACTCTGAAAATTTTAAAGAGATTACCCTGAATAATATCTTTCGGAACAGCATTTCGAGAATTTTTTGAGATTTTAATATATAAATTAAAATCAGAATCCATTTCACAGTAATTATCTCCATTCTTATCTGTACATAAATGTATTAACAAATCAACAATCGCATCATGGACATCTCCATGAATATCTTCTAAGATTGTCATTGCTAAACGACACATATCAAAACTATAATTAGGATTTATCAATTCGGAATTATTATTTTTCATAAATGAAACACTATTTGGATAAGTATATTGCCCACTTGCTTCTCCATATTTTGAAAATACATCATTCATAAATATCTTATTGTTATAAGAAAATATAGATCTTCCAAAATCTATAATTTTAAATGAATATCCATAAGTGGGAACTTTGAAATAAATATTATTATACTTGTAATAATAATTTTCTACTTCTGTTTTTTGATACATTACATTATTAATATGTAAATCATTGTGTGTAAATTTAAAATGTTTCTGTAAATAAACGAGCGAAAATGAAATCTGAAATAAACAACTTAATAAAAGTTCATCACTTATATCGTCTAATAAATCTTCAAGAGTTCCTTCCAGTTTTTCGATAAACATAAGTTGTACCGGTATATCTTTGAGAATCGCTATATGTTCATCTGTATTCCTTGCATTAATTTTTTTGTATTTTTCATTATCATAAGTATCTCTTTCTGAATCTCTATCAAGTGATTTTGAAGGGGAATTAACTTCTGAATTAGAAAGAGAGCCACTTTCTGAATTAGAAAGAGAGCCAATTTCTGAATTAGAAAGAGAGCCAATTTCTGAATTAGAAAGTGAGCCAATTTCTGAATTAGAAAGAGAATATGTTTCTTCTTCTGATTCTTCTGATTCTTCTGTATCTGATGTATATGTATTTACAATGATGTTTTTCCCTCTTATTCGTTTAAAATATTCATCTTCTTTTATATCATAATATTCATCAGATAAATCATAATTATAATCACCTAAACCATTTGCCGAGCCATAAAATAATGCAAAAGCTGGATTTATATTCTTTTCTGTTAATTTACTGAATAAATATGAACATAATACATCTATATATGCTGTATTATCCATATTATTGATTTTGGAGAATGTATTATAATTATACGGTGAAGGTAAATAAGGATTATTTTTGACATATAAATTATAATTATTTCTAAAACAATGAGTGGGATCGACTAGTGGAATGGTTTTGCAAAATGTATCTAGATTATCAACTGTTGTTTTTTTGGAATTATATATATCAGCTTTTAGTAAAAGATTAGAATTATAATATCTCTGTTTAGTGATTTCCGTGATTTTTCGAATATAATTTTCTCTATCTAGATCGATCCTTTTAGTAGAATTTTTGGTGTTATGTACATGAAAATAAAGAGAGAAGAAGGGCATGTAGAATTGTAAATTACTTATTCCTAAATATTCACCGATTGAATTAAAAAGAAGTGATGTTTCTTTTTTTGACCATTTATAATATTGAATTATATCTTTCATATTTACCTGAGAATTTACAAAAAAACTAGAAATATAACTTAAGGTTGTGAATTGAATTTTTTTTTATAAGCACTAGATATAATAATGGAAATACAGTTGAAAAGATTCAATATAGATGAAATAAGAGATGATAAAGTTGTAGTCCTTATAGGTAAGAGAGATACAGGGAAATCTTTTTTATGTAAAGATATATTATCACATCATACTGGAATTCCAGCTGGTCAAGTTATTTCTGGGACAGAGGCTGCAAATGAATTCTATTCTTCTATGGTTCCAAATATGTATATCTATGAAGAATATGAACCTGGAATAGTTGATAGATTGCTGAAAAGACAAAAAATGATGATTGAAAAAGTAAAAGAAAATGGAACAACCGATCCTAGAGCATTTCTAGTTTTTGATGATTGTTTATATGATAATTCATGGACAAAAGATAAAAATGTAAGAAGTTTATTTATGAATGGTAGACACTACAAGATTTTATTTCTTATTACAATGCAATATGCTTTAGGTATTCCTCCTAATTTAAGAACAAATATAGATTATGTATTTATTCTTAGAGAAAACTATGTTTCAAATCGTAAAAGATTATATGAACATTATGCGGGTATGTTTCCTAATTTTGAAATGTTTTGTCAAGTAATGGATCAATGTACTGAGAACTATGAATGTTTGGTTATCAATAATAATGCAAAAAGTAATAAATTAACAGAGCAAGTATTCTGGTATAAAGCAGAACCACATGAGGATTTTAAATTATGTAGTCCTGATCACTGGGAAGTTGATAGACAATGTGAAAATAATAGAGATTCGTTTGATAATCATGCCGAATCTAATAGAACTTACAATGTTCAAAAATCGTGGTAATATTAAGCATTATCTGCTGCCTTTTTTAAGCTATTGAAATCCCTTGAAGGAAATTGTTTAAGTTCTCCATCACCATGTTTTACTAAAACAGTAGGGAAACCTTTTACACCATGTTCTTTAGCAGCTTTACCACCATCTAAATCAGAATTGAGTATAGTTACTTTGCACTTTGTTCCGTTAGAATTTACTGTCCCGTGACACTCATTCTTAAATTTCTCAAAATCGGGTAATGCTTTCTTAGAATATCCACACCAAGGAGCATAATGAATAAAAAATTCTATATCACCAGAAGATTTATTTGACAAAGTATCTTGTTGCATTCCAGAGCCCATTCCAGAGCCCATTCCAGAGCCCATTCCAGAGCCCATTCCAGAGCCCATTCCAGAGCCCATTCCAGAGCCCATTCCAGAACCCATTCCAGAGCCCATTCCAGAGCCCATTCCAGAGCCCATTCCAGAGCCCACAGAAGGTCCTGGTGAATTATTCATTTGAGGAGCAGGTCCCATTTTATTAGCTAATGCGCCACTATCTTTCTGAATGTTTGAAGGTTTCATAGGTCTATCCTTTCCAAATACTTCACTTAAAGCAGAGTTATCCATTTGATTTTTAAATTGTGTGTCAATTGGTTTATATCCAGGATTCCAAATTTCGTCGAAACCTCTAGGAATCGAAGAATCTTGTTCAGATAATCCTGGTTTCTGCGAAATATTTGCACTGTTATACACTTTCGCAGTTTTCATAGTGGAAAGATCCTGTTTTAAGCTTGAAGGAGGTTTATTCATTGGTTCCTTTAATACTTGACCAATTTTTTCTTCTCCAGAAGAATTATTTGCCGAAGGATCATCAACTAATTTTTCTTTTGATTCATTTAATTCTGAAAATCCTTCGAAATTATTGACATTAAATGACAGTAAACAGCATAGTAAAATACCTATTAACACATAACAAAAAATTGAAACCATATCATCTAACGATATATTCTTTAAAGACATATTATAACTAGTAATATATTTTTTTTATATTAATATAAATCTTTAATCTTCCAATATTCATATCCGTTGCCAATTGGTCTTTTTAAAATGAATGGAATTTTTTTTTCATTAAATTCTGTTGCGGCGATATCGTAGGCATTTGTTAGTTTGGTATCTGTTAAGAATACTTTAGAACCCGATTCTATTTGTGAACATCTCTCTGATAAGATTCTTGTTTTTTCATATTTTGTAAGTGAGGGCTGAGTAACATAATTTTTTTTATTTTGTTTTATTAGTTTATAAATTAAGTTTATATCTTCATTATTTGCATGCGAATCAACAATTATTTCAGTATTTTCATAATCATCTTCTGGATCATAATCAACAGTATCTTGATTTTCGGAATCCATTTATTCTATAATAGAAATTAAATATTTAAATCAAATTTTCTACTGTATTCTTGAAATTTTTATTTTAACAGGGAGTTTCGAATAATAATCTTTAGAATCTGGTGAAATATTTTCATAATTGATCCTCCATCTATACCAATCATGATTACCTATAAGTTTACCATCCTTAAATACCCAATGTGCATCATAATTACGAGTTTGTGATTTCTGGAAAGCCCAAGTACAAGAATTATCTCCCTTATAAGCCGGAGGTAATTGAATTATAAATTTATCTTCATCGATTTTTTTAAAGACTGGATAATTTCTAAAATCTTTCCTAATTTCGTGATAAATTCCGGACCAATTATTCGTTAAGAAATCCCACTCCCTCCCATCAAAATGAGTTACATTTACAGATATTCTCTTTCTAGGAAATTGTGATTTATGCTTACTGGTACGACCATTCATTGAAAGAGATACTTTTTGATCTTGTGGTGATTTCACTGAATGTGAACGACACATAGGACATTCTTTACATTTTAGTTTACATTCAGAACAAAGAGTATGATTAATCTTTCCGCATGTTATAGTATTATTATTAGTATCTATTACTTCCTCCATACAAACACAGCATGTCTTTTTGACTTCAGTTTTCTTCTTGTAATTTGTCTTTCTATTGTATTTAATATCTGATTTCTTCTTTTTCTTAGAAAGAGAAGAACCATATTTCTTCCCTCCTTTACTTTTCAAGACCATAGTCTTTGTTAATCTATAATTTAGTATAGATGTATTAAAAAGATAGTTAGTTCTGTAACCAACTAATCAAATTTATAAGAATTATTGGCACTCTTTAACATGTTGATCTAGTGTCGCAAGAACAGTATTAGAACCATTCCTAACAAATGGTTCTAGTGCATTTTTCTGAGGATCAAAGAAGAGCGGTTCCCATCTATTAATACCAACTCCCTTTAATTCAAAAGCATTATTTCTTAATCTTGTACTTTCTGCATGGAAAAATCCATCATCAAAATGAACCATTTGTTGAGATTTATTTTCATCGGGTAAATATTTCTTAAATGGATCATTTGAAAGTGGTCTGGTGATATTTTTTATTTCTGATTCAACATCGATGAAATTTTCATCTAAAACAGAACCACCCATTTTCTGTAAACTCGTAGTTGGTGCCCAAGGATAACTAATAGTATTTCTTAATTTAGATTCATTTAATTTATAATCTCCTGGAAGAGAACTAAATTCATTTGATAATGTACTTGACATCTTATATGATGTTATATAAAAAAAAATAAACTATTTACTGAAATGTTTTTTCTTGACATCTTCGTAAATAATCTTTATTACGGACCATCTGTCTAGTGGGGAGACCATCTCTAACCCAATCAGATTTAGAATCTTCTGGGATAATATGCTGAACATTCTGAACTTCAGTCTTTAGTTTGGGTATCATTGGAGTGAAATAATTTCCATAAGTAATTTCGGAATTACCTTTACATGGTTTCTGATCATTTGTGAAATTACCCGGTCTAATTACAGATTCCACATCAACATCATAATATCCCTTTGTATATGCCGGTGTTGTTCTAAATAATCTTTCTGTTAATTGATTAATTGTTCTTTTATTAGTTAACTTATCTTCTTTCATTCTAAGCATTGTATCATTATCTATTAAACAACCCTTTTCTCCTGTCCATCCAAAACCACCTTTGAGATGAATGCCCGGTTGAGATGTCTGAATAGATACAGCTTCTTTTAATCCACATTCACAACCATATTGATTATCTAAATGATAATATCCGGGACCTTGAGATTGCATGACATCTAAATCAATTGTTAACAAATCATCTCTAATTCCAGATTTTTTAAATAAAGTAAATGAACTTTTGTCACTTGTATTACTATTATTACATTGAAGTAAATCCGGTTCATGTGTTTTGGAAATATATCCACTATATCCAATAGTTGCCATTTATATAGTAGAGAAATATATTAATTTAAGTGTAAATACAAATTTAATTAGTTAATGTGGATTTCCGGAAGCCCCAGAACCAACATTACCAGTTTGTCCTAAACATGCAATTCCCCCTGCTTCTTTGCAAGTCTTATCTTCAACTCCATATAACCATTGTGCGAATGAATCTTGATCATGGGGAACTTGATTTCCTGGAACTGTATAAAATTGCCTTTGACTATTTTCTTTTCCAAAAATATCTGTTACATTTCTATACAAATCTTCATTAAATAGCTCTTCAATTCTTCTTTGCACGCCGACATTATTATAACTAGGACAAGATTTAGGCGATTCTTTATTTGAACTGAAATCAGTTATTTCTGGATTCATAAATGGATTATCTTTATTAGGTATTCTACATTCTGTATTAATATCATTTAACTGAACCAAATCATCTAGTTTATTCTCAAATGAGTTATTTATTAATTCTTCTTTATAATTATAAATAGATCGATACCATATTAAATATGTTAAAATTCCTGTTATTAGTGGAATTGATAAATAATAAATTTCTTTCTTTAATAAATACAAAATCAATGAATAAACTATAGACAATCTCATAACTGCATTTAATTTTCGATTAATATCATATTTTTTTGATGGAAAAATCTCAAAAATAAATCTTCTGTCGAACAGAATATCTATAGTAGTAAACCAAAATGGCATATTTGTTCTATACATAATTATATTAATAATATATTATTTTTTATACATAATCTGACATATTCTTATTAATCTTTATATCCACTTCCACATATTTTAGAACCTTCTCTATTCTTCATTAAGTTACCTAAACCTGTGAAATTACCACTAAGAGCAAACCAATAATCTAATAAATTGGAATTATTTTTTTCATTCATAAGACCATAAGTTGCCATTATTAATCTTGCTAAATTTTTGATATAATTATTATATCTATTTGCATCTGATAGTTTTTTTTTATAATCAGTTGTAAAATAATTTTCAATTTGCCGAGGAAAAGAAGAGACCCATTGTGTGACAATCCACAATGAAAAATTATTATTGTCCAAATTAGAGTAATTCCAATTTTTATTCGATGGTTTATAACCATTCACCATCGTGAATTCTGGATCAAACCATGGGGGATATTTTAAGATTGTAGGATTATCTGAAATCACATATCTATTTTTCAAAGAAGCTTCTGAAGAACTATGCTTATATAGATTATCATTTAAGATAACTGATTTCAAATCAGTTTCACCCTTTATAAAATTTGTAAACAAAGTCTGATTCTTCTTAAGTACTCCATATCTCCATTCGCCTTCACTACAAACAAGTGGGCTAATTGTTGGATAACTAGGTGATAATATGGATTGAAAATCAGGGATATTTATCATGTATTCTATATCAGATATCTGAATTTCTCTTTCTTTCTTTGGATTTTTAACTGCATTTTTATCCCTTGAATTATAATTTATAGTATTGCCCGTAAAATAAGGTACACCTAATGTGGGTATATTGATAAATCCCCACCCAATTTTACGGAAAGCTCTTTTCCAATATCCAGAATTCACTTTTTTTTCATGATATTGATTTTTCCTGGCCGAAGGCCTTCTACCGCCACCCTTTTTTGTTTTAATCCTTTGTGTTCTTCTGCTGCTATCACCATTAATTTCCAATTCACGACCTTTACAAATATCTTTATTTAATTTATGAGATATTCTAACTAATTTTCTAAAATGTGAACTCAAATATTTCCATTTTAAATATCGATTTTGTTTTTCTTTATCACTGATATCAATCCATTCCGCCTTTAAAGTCTTTGTTCTATCAGATAGATTGACAGCTTGACCGCTTGTCCATGCTCTTAAAGTACTTCCATTGTATGGAGAAAATAAACCCATTGTATTTAAAGATATCTTATCATAAGAATCATGCAAACTAATTAAAGAATTCATTAGTCTCCTCGAATAAACCATTGCTAATATTTCACAATGATTATCAAAATCTAGTACTCCTTTATCACAATCTTCTATACTTTTTCTAAAATTTAGGGAAACAGATTTGTATAAAGATATATTGTCAGCTTCAATAAAATCTTCAATATCAGTTTTATGTCCTCCTCTTGCTTTTTGAAATATCTTTTTTGAACTATTTTTCGGTTTCTCCGGCTGAGAAACCCAAGGATATATAGATATTCTATAATATTTATCACTAGCTTCACTTTTCAATGAAAGTTTTTCTTGTATTCTTAATATATTTTCAAGATATTTCTTTACTGAATCTGATAAACCAGTGCAGCCGAAAGCGTCAGGACCTTTAGCAATTAATTCACGAATATCATTGATTTTTTCAATAGTCTCATCTAATCTTATTTTCGGTTCATTATATCTTTGTAATTTTTCCACTTTAGTTTTTTCAATTTTACCTAATTCTGGTAATACATGCAATTTGGTATCACAATTTTCAACTACAACATTTGTATTCATATGAAATCTGTTTATATCATATTTATTGTCAAATCTGTTTTTATTTAACCAATTATCTGGAGTTTTGTTATTTCCCATTTTCGGTTTCAATTTCTGTTTCCTTGATTTTGGAATATCACCACCTGCTCTAGTTAAAACATACTTGATTATTTGTTTTTCATCCATCCAAGAGTTTATAACACCCTGAAATATAGGTTTAATAATTCCATTTACTAATTTATCTGTATTGTTTACAGATCCATTATATTTCATAACATTCTCTAAGAATGCTTTATGTAAATCTAAACTATTCGATTTATGAATTTCATTAAATGCAAATGGATACCAATTTTTTTCATATATTTGTTTTAATAAAGGAGAATTAGAATATATATTTCCCATAATTGACACAGAATCATCTATAGATTTTATTATTTCAAAAAGTGTCTCGTTATCTTTTGTATAAATATCTTGATCGAGTATTATATCGAATATTTCTGAAGATATTGTTGATTTGATAGCTTCAAAATCATAAAGTATAAAATAGATATCAATTATTGTCTTTAATGAAATTATATTTGGCAAAATTGAGTATTGACTGGTGTTAAATGTACTCAGCCAAGATTTGAAACTTGCAGTAAGTTTTTCTCTCAACCCAGATTCAACTTCGATTTTACTATATATTTCTTTATATTCCTTTTTCTTCTCCTCAAAACTCATTATAATAATACTAATATTTAAAATTTATTTTTTTCCTTTGAAAAGTGATAATTAAAATTTAAGAATGTAACATTTTACATTTCTCTTTAAAAATTGAAGACTTAATTTTCTTATCGATTTTCAGAATTTCTTTTCTTTTTAGATCTAGCTCTTTTGATAAATTTCCATTATCTCTTTCTTTTTCATATAGTTTATACATTCCCTTAATGTCTACTTGTTCGAGTGTTTCTTTTAAAATTCCTGATAAATTTCCCTCATTGATATCAATACTTTTGGGTATTTTCTTAACATCATGAAAATTTAATTTAATTTCTCCTTTTTTAGTATCTATTATTTCCTTTATTTTTGGAATAAAATCTTCAAATGAATCATGCAATAAATTATCATAATCACTTCTTGGTATATTTAACTCTAATATAACAAGACATCTTCTCAATATTTCATATTGATAATCTTTAAGATATTTAAAATTATCTTTATTTTCTATAAATAGTTTGACATCAAGTGATTTAATATCTGCTTTCTTTAAACTGTTCAATAATTTGGAATTTATTCTGGGCCTATTAAAATGATATTCATAATATGTATGTAATGGAGTTCTTAGATCTTGTGTTAATATAAAGATTAATGTATTCAAATTCATAGTTTATATAATTATAGAATATTATTTTTTACCCATCGTTTGATTCATCATATTCATAGCATTTGAAAACAATGGATTGGAAGACATATTGCTAAATATTGTTTCGGCTTCCTCTTTAAGAGATTCATTTGATAAATTTCCATTACTTACTTGTTCGCTCATAACTTCATTAATATTCTTGAATATAGATGACATCTTTTCCGGATTCATGAGCTGTGCCATAACTTCCATAGGATCTGAATCTTCATCGATGCCCTCGACCATACTATCAATATCTATTTTTTCAGCTACTTCTTTTGCAATATTACCTATTTTTGTATCACCCAAATCTCCTAAAATAGCATCTAATTCAGATTCTGAACTACTTTTATTAACATTTTCTGTTAATTTCTTATAATCATTTAATTCTTTTGCTGTCTTTTTATCTATTTTTTTCTTTTCTTCTTTTTTTTTCTCTTTTGTTCCATCGGGCGATTCATCCTTATCTTGTTTTGTATCTACCTCATCATCATTGATTGAATTAATCGCATCTAATAATTTATCACTCGAATTTCTGTTAATATTAATAATTTGAAATGTTTGAAAATATTTCCAAATTATATTCTTTGTCTTAGATGAAATATTTTTCTCCCATAATTTGTCAAATGACACCTCCGCTGTTAAAAGTATATTCTTTGTAAATAATTTTTCATCTTTATTCACAATTAAATCTGAATAAGATACAATTGAATCAAGGAATTTTATAATCTTTGGATAATTATCATACTTTTTCTCAATTGATTCATCAAAACAATCAGAAAATTCTCTATACAATGCGGACTTTATTTCTGGATATGTTTTTGTTAAATCGCGAATAAATTTAGTGAATAGTTCGATAGAATTACTTTCAATGTTCATTTATATGTAGTGAAATATAAAAATAAAATATATAACGCAATATATATATATGGAAAAGTTATCAACAATTGGTCAAAAAGTTCGATCAAAAAAAAATCTACTTATATGCGTTTTTGCCACACTAATATCACAACTTGCGATTACAGGTGGTTCCGCATATTATATAAAAACAAATGATATTTTGATCAAATATGATTTAATTAAATATTTGACTTTTAAAAATTTCTTATTTGAAGGATTATTAAAACTAATATTAATCAGTATTATTTTTGGAATTTTAATATGGCTAATGAAAAATCAATCAATACCATTTGAAATCAGACAATTATTTTTTGTGATATATAGTGTATTGGGGGGTTTTCTTATTGCTTTTATGCTATTGTTTATCAATAATAATCTGATAAAAGGTGGTATTCGAGATACTTTAATTATATTCTTAGCAATGTTCGCTATCGGAATGGCTGTAATCGCCTTTGATGTAGATATAACCCCCTATGTATTAATTGTATCACTTTTTGCACTATGTATTTTAATACTAGCATTAATAAATTTTTTCCTAAGATCTGAAAAATTAAATATATTCATAACTTTGGCTTTAATATTTATCTATTCTGCATTTATAATTTTCACTACTAATAATATTATTGAAAGATATCCAAATGATACAAGTAAATGTATTGATGGGGCTTTAGATTACTATACTGAAATTATTAATATATTTATCAACCTTTTGATAAATCGTTCTAGAAAAAAAAGATAAATAATATAATTATTTACATTCCGCCCATTCCGCCCATTCTATCCATTCCGCCTCTCTGTGAATACATATCACTCGATGAAGGGGGGAAACTACCTCCCCTCAGTCTTCCATCACCCTGTGACATTTGATTCCTTTCTTCTTCCATTCTTTTCATATCATTATCAAATGATTGTTTATTGGCGCTGATTTTTTCATCTTTCGCTTCCATCTCTTTTACGATTTGATCAATCGGTCTCCCTCCACCTTCTAAAAAATCATAAGTTGGTGTATATTTATGATGGCTTTTTGTATAGTCATCATTTGATTCACTTATTGGAGAATAATTTAAAAAATGACTATTTGCACACCAACCCTCTAATTCTCCATCTTCATTTAGCCTACATTGATTATTATCAGTATTAGAAGTATCATTATTTTTACTAGCTTCCTTTTTCATTTTTTCATCAACTATTCTCCCGAAATAATTGAAAACATTTTCACCTACAATTAATTTATCATTTATTACTAAAGATGGAACACTCTTAATATAATTTGGAAATGCCATTGTATCTATATTAACAATTGTGAATATATCTTTTAAAAACATATGTTGTTTAATCCCTAATAAAATTTTTTTTGAATGTTCGCATCTCCCACTTATATACAGTGTTCTTTGACTCATTTTAAATACTATTTATATACTATTTTCTCAAAATAAACTTATAAATTTGATTTAAATATTTGAATGTATATAATATACATTATAATGTCAGAAGAAACGAGCTTTTCTGTAAAAATCGAAAATATTGCAAATGAAAAAGGAAGTTTGTGTTTTGATATAGTTGGTAATGATGATTATGGACTTGATTTGTCTATAATTAATGCTTTGAGAAGAATATTAATTAATGATATACCAACTGTTTCATTTTATATGAATGATACTCTAGAAAAATCAGATATTAATATTGTTGAGAATAATTCTTCTGTTCATAATGAATATCTTTCTCAAAGAGTATCATTATGTCCTATTTATCTAAACCCTTTGAATTATATGTATAATCATCTATTTGTTCTAAAGGTTGCGCATGATGATTTTTCGAAACCCTGTAGATTTGTGACATTGAATGATTTTGAAGTATATCCACTAATAGAAGGAATTCAAGAAAGATATGATAAAATGATTAATGATGAGTATGAATATTCTGAAAAAGAAATTGAAATCTTAAAAGGACAACTTTCAGAAATAAAACTAGAAAACTATGATATGTCTAAACCTTTATCACAAAAAGAAAAAGATGAAATATTTAGACCTTTTACTATGAAATCCAGAGATATAGGGAAAAGTTACATTTTGTTAACAGAATTGAAAAGTACAAACACAGAAGATACACATCAGAGTATTCATTTATATACATCTCCTTCAGTGGGAACAGGAAAGGAACATGCTAGACATCAATCCGTTTCTCAATCTACCTATAATTTTATTACAAATGAAAAATTATTTCAAGAAAATCTAGATCTTAAATTAAAATTACAAAATTTTGAAGATGATGAAGAAAAAGAAAATTTCATTCGTAAATTTTCTTTGTCTAATAAAGAAAGATACTTTTATAAAGATAAAAGCAATGAACCTAATAAATATAGATTTTCATTAAAATCGTGTCATTATTATGATGAAAGTAGTCTGTTTAATTTATCAATCATGATTCTCATTGAAAAGTTAGATTCTTTTAAAACAGAGATAATTTCATTATTGAATAATAATGATTCTAGAATTTCGATAGTCGAACATAATGAAAGTATTATTAAGTTAAATATTAATAAAGAATCACATACAATTGGAAATCTAATACAAAGATACATAACAAGATACAATATAGATGATAAATCAATAATTTCAATTTGTGGATATAATAAACCCCATCCATTAGAAGATAGAATTAATATAGTATTTACTATGAATCAATTCAATCCTAAAATCAGTAAAGCAACTACTAGTGATAGAGAAAATATTTTACTTTCTCATTTTATAGAAATAATAGATATAATTGTATCTGATATCCGTAAAATTCATAAAGTAGCTGAAAAAGTTCTATAAATTCGCTAATAAATTTATATTATAATATTCAATATATAATAGAATGGATAAAAAACATAAATGTAATATGTGTAAACCAGTAGAAGAATTAAATACAGAAGAAATATCTTTCTGGTCTAAAAAAAATAGTAATTATTCACCATATCCTAAATTTATAACATGTGATGAAAATTATAATCTTAATAATCCTTCTATTTCAGAAATTATTCCTAAAGAATTAACTGATAATTCAATTGAAATAAAATGTAATATGGATGAAGATAATAAAAATAAATGGATTTTTTATTGGGCTGCTAACGAAACAAAAGATAAATTAGAAATTAATAAAGCAGAAGTTGCCTATGGAAATTATGAAAATCATGGTCTTATGAAAATCGAAAGTAATGGTAATGTTATTTTAAAAATGAATTGTCCTCAACCGTATAAAGATCAAGATAAAACCTATTGCCGTCATTTTCATTATTTAGTTGAAGAATCTGATAAAATATGGAGTCCTATGAAAACTATGAGAATTATATGTACCGCACAAATTGAAACTCTTGATGAAGCAATAAAAAATAAAGATGAAATTATAATAAATGCTTTACCCAATAAATACTTTAAACCCGGGAATATTATTCCTTATTCTTTAAATCTACCGTATGATAAACTTGATAAATTATCCTCTTCTGAAAAAAATGATATAATTATAGAATTCCTACAAGAAAATATTGAAAAATTTCCTAAAATCAATGAAAAAGTGAAAAATAAAACTTTAGATATTAAAGATGTACCTATAATTACATATTGTGCTCATTCAAAATGCAATGCTTCAGAAAAATTAATAGATCATTTATATGAATGTAAAATAAATAATGTAATTGAATGGAAAGAAGGAATTAAAGGATGGAATAAATTAAGATCATTTTCAAATGATTCTGATGAAGGAGATGAAGAAGAGGATGAAGAAAAGGATGAAGAAGAGGATGAAGAAAAGGATGAAGAAGAGGATGAAGAAGAGGATGAAGAAGAGGATGAAGAAGAGGATGAAGAAGAGGATGAAGATGAAGAAAAGGATGAAGAAGAAGAGGATGAAGAAGTAGAAAAGGATGAAGAAGTAGAAAAGGATGAAGAAGTAGAAAAGGATGAAGAAGTAGAAAAGGATGAAGAAGAAGAAGAGGATGAAGAGGATGAAGAAGATGAAGAAGAAGAGGAGAAATTTTTAGATGAATCAGAAACAGAAAGTTCTGAAGGAGATATGATTTCTTTAGAAAAAGATAATGTTTTTTATTTTTGGGAAGATGGTGTATTATATAATGATGCTTTAGACCCTGTTGGTAATATAGATGATGTTGAAGTTAAAGATGGTAAAATAATAGAGTTGAAAGGTAAAGCAAAAGAATATCATGATAAACATAAAACTGTGATAACTTCTTCAGATAAGATTGATGATATAGAAGAAGAACAAGAAAGCGATGAAATAAAAGAAGAAAATTTATATTTAGAAGAAGATTTAAATTTATCGAAAGGCGAATTAAGAGAGATCATGATATCTATTAAAAATAGAGATGAAAAAACTTATACTTACAAAAATTTGAATTCAAAAAGTATTAATGAACTAAGAAATATTGTAAGTATCTGTCAAGGGACAGGACATGGTGTAAAAAAACCACACAAAACCGATTATGAATTTTTGAAAGAATCTCAAATAAATCAAATGGATAAAGAGACTTTAATAGAAAAAATTAATTTATTAGCAGAAAGACCCCCCGATTCTTTTAAATTATCCTACAATTCTTGGGCTAAACCACAGCTCATAAAATATATACTAACTTGTCAAGGGACTCCTATAAAACACAATCAAAAAGGTGGTTATCTTATGGTGGGTGGAGGATGGACTATATAATTAATCTAGAGTCTTCAAAATATTTTCCAATGCAATTTCAAATATATCGGGTTCTAAATCGCTGTAATATTTCATAAAATATTCTATCATATTCCTTTTTGCATTCTTAGATGGTTCACATATATTCCATTCATATGTACCTCCATAATAATTCTCAAATTCTAATTTTGTATAATAATTACCATCATTATCCATCCTTGTTTCAATTGGAGAAAATGGAATATTGTATTCAATATTTACATTTGAAGATTCATCAATTGTTACTTTATGACAAATATTCTTTTCTTTAGGCATCTCTATACTACTTAGAGGCAATGAATTATTAACAAATTGTTCAATATTAAAATCTTTTGATATATTCTCATTATTAATGTCAGCAAAAAGCCATTCCGAACCATATCCATTTGAATTATAATCTTTCCATTCACCCTGTTCCCAAGCATTATTCAAAAATTTATAATAACGAGATGGTAAGATATCATTCTTATTTTCAAACTCAAATAAGTATGTTGTATCATTATTCTGATAATATCGAAATAAATCTATATTCTTGATAATTGAAATATCGTGCTCTATAATTTTATTATTATAATACCAATTAGGCGGTGAAGCAAAAGATAATTGTAACCAATCATCACTTCCATAAGAATTCATGAAATATTGAAATATACCATATTTCGGATGAATATAAATGTTTTGTGTATCTTTCATTATTTATAACTATATTTATAGTTATATCTTTAAGCAAATTATTTGAATTTTATTCTTTAAGCATATATACCCTGTTCCATGTCTTTTCTTGCCCCCGATTCTAATATTTTAGCCTCTTTTTTTAATCTTTTATTCATTTCAGAATCATCATCTACTTCTAAACCATTAACCGTGTAAAAATATAATGAAATAACTACAATTACTGCAATTATTGCAACAATACTCTTTAATACATAATATCCCAAATATAACATACCTAAGAAAATAGTAAGATTATAAACTGTTATCATTTATTAATTACTAGATTTAAAAAAAGCCATAATTTCTTCATAATAACTTTGCGAAGAACCATCATTTCCAGAATCAGCCTGAGCACCAGCACCACCTTGAGTCGTTGCACCACCATAACTAGATTGATCTACACACTTAACATCATCTCCTTTATCAACATTTGTTATCAAGTCCGAAATAGTACCAGGAGAACATTGTTCACAAGATGTAGGAGAATCATTATCTGGGTCATCGGTACATTGAATAACTCCTCCCATTTGTTTTGCATAAGTGCTCCAAGTAGGAATAGGGTCACCAGATTTCGCTGTTAACCAAAATAATTCATCTACTACACAACTGCTGCAATCTACTTTTGGGGAACCAGTACAGCAATCTGAAGGTGAACATTGTTCAGAACTACATTGTGTATCACCCGGATTCGCTGCGAGAGTGTTGGTCTCACCTGAACAGTCAAATGGATCGTCGGCCGTTCCGTCCCCATTGATGTCGGCACAAGTGCGCGCAATATTATCACCACCAGCAGGAACAGTTGGAACTGTCCATTCACAACCAGTTTTTGTGTTACCCGTTCCTTCACAATCGGTTGCAGCGTCTGCTAAATTAGATGAATTATTCACATTACCTATACATGTATCTTGGGTGGGCGCTTGATCGATTGCTTTATCTGAGTCAGCCGCAGCGACAGCACATCCACCTGTATCAACTTCCACACAGTTGCCACTGCTAGTGCATTCAGCACCTGTCTTATTCAAATCACAAGTAGGGGAGCCGGTGACATCTGCCTTTGGCACACAAAATCCTTGTAATATTATCTCTTTATTCATACAAAAAAATAGTAAAAGAGAAAGGGAAACTAGAATGATTCTATTTTCTTTATTTTTGGAACTTACGGCTATCGATAAAACTACAATTAATAATATCAGTTGAGTTGAATTCATTATATACTATTTATAGATATTTATTATAATAATTATCTATTTTACTATTATTGTCTTTTACTCTCTTTTCCGAAAATGAACAATCATTGATTAAATAATCATATAATTTATTACTATCATATTTACTCTCATTCATTCTAAAATCTTCTTTTCGAAGCTTGTCATAATACAATTTAAATATTCTCCTTGAAGGATCATACTTATTCTTGAAATCTTCAGTGATTGATAGATTAGAACATGATTCAATAATCTTTTCTATTGTTCCATATTTTTGAATATATTGATAAGCCTTTTGAGGACCAACTCTAGAAATTGTAGGACAATAATCACACCCACATAGAATGCAGAAATCTATGAATTGTTCATGATTCAACTTTAAATCTTCTATAATTTTTTCATAATTAAATGTAGTTATCATATCTGGTCTTTTGATAGATTTATCTATACATTTGCGGATCAACACAGGACATCCATATGTTAATGTATCCATATCTTCCGTTACAACACCATCGACCATTTTCATTCTACACATTTCACTCGCATATGATTCAGCTTCACCATTTGCATGAATATATGAAACCCCCATTAAATTTAATAGTTTCTTTATATCATCAATATATTCTTTAGTAAGACGAATTGTTCCTTTTTCTAATTCTTTTTTCTCCTTTTCTGAATTCGAATTCTCCATCTTTTTTTTTAATTCTTCAACCTTCTTTTTACGATCACTGATACAATCTTTCTTTTCTGAAGGTGGCTTACCATCAAAAATGTAAATCGGTTTTATACCCAAAGTCAAATATTGAACAGTCTTTATATAAATACCTTGAATATGACTTATAATCTTACCTTCTTTATTTCTCAAATAATCATTTTTACTCCTCACATTTATCAATGATTTGTATAGAAAGATACTGGCATCTATAGCTAAAGTTTTCCCTTCATATGAATACAAATTCGAATTTTTGATGGATTCTGGTGAATTTTTCTTGATAAAACTAGTTAGATTTTTAATACCCATTGTATTATATTTACTATATTATCAGTAATTATTTAAATCAAATTTGGTTTCAATTGAAAGAGTTTTTTTGTTTTATTATGTAAATGACAACACTGAAAGATAATATAATCAATAAATTGCTCATTGAATTGAAAAATGAAATCTATAAAGATGAGAATATTGATATGATTAACAAAGAAATAATAAATCCCATTGTTGAAAAAAGTATAATGAAATTATATCCTTATCTTATATTCGCAAGTTGTATTATTATATTTATTACAATTTCTATCTTTTTTATATTATTCCTAAATTTAAGAATTTATTATTCATAATTATTTTATTTCCATTAGTAATAAAAATGGAAGAAAATATTATTCGATGGATTCATTATGATGATAAAATTAAAATACTAAATGAAAAAATAAAAAATTTAAGAGAGAAAAAGAATAATATTCATGATCAGATATTTGATGAATTACTATTATCTAACAGAGATACTTTTCCTAAATTCTCAATTGATAATATAAATACATTAATTTGTCCTCAAACAACAAATGTATATGAAAATTATACTAATAAATTTATGGAAGAATGTTTTTCTGAATATTTTAATTCAAAAGAAGAAGCTTCTAAATTAATCGAATTTATGAAAAGTAAAAGAAAAATAGAAAAAAAATATATATTGAAAAGGGATGTGCTGAAATAATTTATAATATAATATATATACAATGGTTGTAAAGAAAAAAACCATAAAAAAATATAAATTAAGGAGAAAATCCACAAAAAAATATAAAAAATCAGTCAAAAAATATAGAAAAAATGCAAAACCTAGAAAATCTATGAAAAAAAATACAAAAAAACAAGTTAAAAGAGATACGAAAAGATATAAACTTCAATTTGGAGGAGGAGGATGTCCTACTAAAAATATAATATCTTTATTGGGATTGAAATGGAATGGCAAAGACATCAACCAGTTAATGGGAACTTTGAAAACCGCCACCGGTCAACAAGGCTCGGATCCCACGAATTCAGTGAAAATATACTTAAATCCAAAAGATGGAGGAATTTCTCATTCTAAAAAAAAAGAATATATTGAAAACATTTCATATATGATCATAATATTCATGTATTTTTATATTGAAAAATGCAGTAATCCTCAAAATAAAAAAATATTAATGGATGAATTTGGCACATACAACACCGTAAAAGATTCAAAACCTGTTTTCAAAAGTATAGATCAGAGGGAGCAAGATGAATTAGATTTTAGAAGTTTTGAAGATAATTTTAAGGAAATTATGAAAGATTTTTATAGTTGCCAATTACGGAAAAATAATAAATTAGAAGATAAAATAATTATTCAATTTTTAGAGAAATATGCTCTTGATCGCACTGGTAGGGATATAAAACAAAAATTAAATGATGAATTGATGGAATTATATACTAAATATAAATTACCGGAACCTGGTGATGCCACTAATATCTTCAGAAAAATAATAATTGCATTAAGAAAAAGATCTTTTACTCATAAAAATGACATGATTACAGATCTAAAAAAATTATATATACAATATGAATCCAGTGATAGCGGAACAAATAATATTGAAACCATTGAAGTTAATGAATTTGAAAATTATCTTACGATTATTAATAGTATATTATATATTCAACATATTGTTTCATTTTTGTTAAAATCAATGGACATTGATATTCAAATATCTGATACATCTGATAAATTACACGAATTTTATCTAGTTTCCAAAATTATATCATCGATTATATCTGAAAGTAGTTCAAGTGAATTGCTATATCAAGTATTATTCGAAACTTGTTTTAAGGTCGGTTCACCATCTTCGAAATTTTATGGAAGTCAAACTTTAATTGGATTTTATGCGAAAAATTCTTACTTATTTGATCCCGATGGAAACAATTATAATCTAAGTGAAAGTGATTTAGAAAAATATTATGGGTATCTATGTAATATTCGTGTTGCTCTTTTTTTGTACAGCAATATATTTCAATTAATACAACCCAATCTAAATAAAAACTTATCAATTCCGATAACTATTCAATGTAAAACAGAGAATACAAGTCAAGCGGGTCAGAGCCAACTGAAACTGGCCGATGTATATGAATCTATAAATGTCTCCCAAGACAATGGAAAAATATCCGTAAAAACTGATTATTTTGATGAAAGTTGTGGTGGGAAAATGATAAAAGAAAGATCAAATGATGAAGAAATAGTAGATAAAACCAAGATATTATTTAGTTCATTGAAAAATATACAAGAGATGTTTCAAAAAAATAAAGATAAATACAATTACCCGTTATTATCTATGTTTTTGGCTTTAAAAGTTAAAGAGGATACGGAAATCGTTGCTGACAATATTCTATTAGGTGATTCAAAAACAGTATACGAATACATTGAATATGTAAAAGAACATCTGATGCTCGATGGAAGAGAAAGATCTAAATTCGTCCCACTTTCTGTTGATTTCACTCCATCTAAAAAGGAGCTGGGAACATCTGTGACTATGACTTACGGCCATTATTCAAATTATATACAAAAATGCGCACCTACTTCTATCTTAATAAATCATTTACTTCAATATAAATTCTCAGATTCTAGCAATAATCTTTCAAGTACGCTTGCTGAAATTAATAGTAAAGAAGAAGACGATAACCCCGTTGACGGATTTAATAATTATCTCAAGGCGGACGAAATTTCACAATATTTCTATGAATATATATTACAAATTGTTTATTTGTTCATGTTATTGATGGATGAAAAACAAGAGTTATATGGAAAGAATTATATTTTTACTCTTAAAGAATCTGGCATATATAGTGTATGTTATGATATAATATCTAAATATCCTACACAAGTGTTGAATTTCAAAGATCTTAAATTATATGATGTTTTATTAATTTATGAATTATTTAATAGAATAATTGACCTATCTGAATATTTAATGGTTATTCACATTTACTTAAATTATTTAATGACAAATGATAAAGGTTTTAAACAACAAAGTTTTTTAGATTTAGACAGTACATCTAGTCGTTTAGACATTAGTAGAGGAGCAAATAAAGGTTTGATAGATACTAAATTAATCAATGTTATATATAATTATAAATCAACCCCTGGTAATAATAAAAAGATATATGGCATGTACAGTGAACTACTTCAATCGGAAAAGTCTATCAATGGGAAAACATTTCAAGAATCATTTGTTCAACAAGTAAAAGAATTCCCTGGTTTACTTAAAAAAATAGGGGGGGATGAAAGTAGCGAATATAAAACCAAAAAATATCCAGTTGATGGAGATAGTTTATTTAAGGATGTAATGAAATATCTCAGAGTTGAAGGTTTTCAATCATTGGGTGGGGAAGGAAATGCGCTAGGAAAATTAATCTCAGAATCTGAAAATCTCGAAAAATTTTATACTGCGTTAAAAGGAGAGTATACTTTAACCGAAACAGATGAGGATTATACTGATAAATTAAGAGAATCTGTAGAAAAATCAGAAGCAGGTATGGGTGTTTCGACATCTGTAAAACCTATAGTAAGCAGTAAAAGTCTTACTACTGAAGGAAAAGCAGTAGGGGGGGAAACTACCCCTGATAGTCCTCAGGTAGTTGTTCCACAACAACAAATTCAACAGCAACAATTTCAACAAGGTGTTCCTTTATATGGATCAGAAACCCACCCTCATTCTGGATATATGGATCCAAGATATTTTCATGGTTATCAAGGAGGTCAATATCCGAGCTCTCAAATTCCAGGAGGTCAATATCCGAGCTCTCAAATTCCAGGAGGTCAATATCCGAGCTCTCAAATTCCAGGAGGTCAATATCCGAGCTCTCAAATTCCAGG